GCGCCGGGGGCAGTGATGGACCGCGACCTCCTGCACGCGCGGATCGCCGCGCTCGACGCCGCCGCCCGTTCCCTATCCGCGCGCGGGACCACGCACTCCGGGGTGCTCGACCGCGCCGTCGTGTTCGAGGAGTGGCTGCTACGCGGCGACATCGCCGCGGACGACGACGAGGAGGAGCAGTGGCCGAGCTTCGCCGGGACGACGGGCATCGAGCCGTGAGCGAGTTCTTCGAGATCCACCGGGACGCCGCCGGGAAGATCGTCGACCTGACCCCGATCCCGGCCGAGCAGGTGCGGATCGTCCGCGACCGCGGCGGCCTGATCGGCTACGAGGTGACCGCGCCGTTCGCCGACGACGCCGCCCGCGAGGCCGCGCAGGTGTGGTGCGCGCGCTGCGCGGCCGTGCGCGGCCCACGCCCGGACACGGCGTGCCCGGTATGCCACCTGCGGCTGACCTGGGAGCCGCCCTACGTGACCCCGCCGTGCGGGCGCCCGGAGTGCCAGCCCTACACCCCGGGGGGCCCGACGCCGGGGTGTGGACGCCCGGAGTGCGCCCCGTACGACGTCGAGGCGGGACTGGCCCGGCTGCATGCGTGGATGCGCGACGAGGGCTACGTGGCCGACGAGGAGTAGCACCAGCCCTTGCAGGGTGCGCGCCGGGCGCGCAACGTGGACGGTATGGACGATGACCGCTTCACCCGCCACGAATGCGCCGACGGTGCCTGGATCGTCTGCGACGCCCTCGGCGCCTTCGGCGGGCAGGCCATCGTGCTGCGCGACCGGGCCGCCATGTGGCAGCACTGCAACAACATCATCACCGACGAGCGCGAGCGCAAGCAGATGACCGCCGCCGCCAAGCGCGCCGACGCCGCCCGGCAGGCCTACCTGCGGGCGGCGCGGCTGGCCGTCTGATCCCGCGGATACACCCGCGCGTCCGGCCCCGAGGCAGCCTCGGGGCCGGTTACCGTGCTGGCGCGGCGACGGCCCCGCGACCCGTGGGCGCTGTGGGGGCGCCGGGGGCGGGGCCGTCACCGTCCGTCAGGGTGCTACCACCTCCCTTTGATCACTTGCCGGTCGTCTTCTTCGCGACGACCCGCACGACCGCGGCGACCTTCTTGCCGGTCGTGTTCGCCGCCTTCGCCTTGTTCTCCATCCGGATCCGTTCGGCCTTGCGCTCGATGCTGTCGCCCATGGCGGGCTCCTTCTCTGTGGTGGGGTGGTGCTGCTCGGGGCCCTGATGTGGTGGGGGCCGGGGTGGTCAGGTTCAGCGGCGGCGGTGCGCCTGCCAGTTGCGGAAGCGCTCGACCATCAGGCACAGCCAGCCGACGGTGAGGCCGCCGCAGACCACTACCCGGGGCAGCCCGTCGAGCTGGGCCATGGCGACCAGCAACACCAGCCATAGACCGGCAAAGCAGGCCCAGAACTCGGCGGGGCGCAGGTAGCGAATGGCGACGTTCTTCATCGGATCTCTCCTCAGTGCCAGGGGCCGAGCACGCTGGTCAGCAGCCGGTGGGTGAACAGGGCGCAGACCACGGAGAGCACGACCGCGACCGGCAGCGGGAAGGTCGCGAGGAAGTACACGGCGGGCCCGAAGAAGATCAGGACCAGGATCGGCAGCGGCATCACGGCCGCCCGAAGAACCACGGCTGGTGGCCGTTGACGCGGATGTTCTCGCGGCGGGACTTCGCGGCCGTGGCCCGCGGCGTGATCGTCCACGGTGAGCGGCAGACCGGGCAGACCCACGGGTTCTTCTTCGTCCGGGCCGGGACGTGGCAGTGATGGCTCATCGCCGGATCCGCCCGTCGCGGATGTCGGTGCACCAGTCGGGGGTGTGCCCGCCGGGCATGACGCGCAGCACCCCGTCGATGGCGCGCATGTCCGAGACGCGCATGGCGCCGTCGATGACGCGGCGGTGGGCCTGCACGAGGGCGCCGCAGCGCTCGCAGGGCTCGGGCTCGCCGAGCATGACCAGCTCGTAGGTGGGGGTGCTCATCACAGCTCCTCGGGGATGGCGGTGGGGCGGGCGACGAGACCCTTGACGATCTCGGACATCCCGGTGATCAGCGCGACCTCTTCGCGGGAGCCGTGGCCGTAGCGCTCGGTGGGGTCGTCGGCCAGCCAGAACACGGCGAGCGCGGTGGGGCCGCGGTGGTAGCGCTCGTCGTCGTGCACGGTGGAGCGGATGTAGACGGCGGCCTGCTCGGGCCCGGCGACGGTGCTGCGGGCGATGCCGCGCGGCGTGGCCGACCAGATGACCATCTGATCCCGGTTGTAGGCGAGGTCGTAGCGGCGCCAGCTCCGCAGCCTGCCGCCGCGGGGGGGCAGCGTGACGATGTCGTCGCGGCCGACGTGGACGCCGGGGACCACGGTCACGCCCTCGCGGGTGGGGCTGGGGTCCGGGGTGCTGGTTGCGGCCATGACCCAAGTATGCGCGCCTGGCGCGCACGGCAGTACCACCGATTGGGCGACACACTCGGCGCGCATCACGGCCGCGTCCACAACGTGAAGATCAGCACCAGCAGCGGCGGCCCGCAGATCAACCAGAACTGCACCGGGAACAGGTCACCGATGCACGGGATCGCGTTGACCCAGTCCTCGACCGCCGCCGCCGCCCGCGCCCGCAGCGGCTCCTTGACCTCAGCGCCGTCGCCCTTCACCAGCGACACCGTCACGGCACCCACCGCCACCCGTTCCGGCCCGTCTGGGACCGCCGGATCCGCTGCCGCGCCGCCCGCGACGGCAGAATCCGCCGCCGGTTCGCGGTGTTCCACTGCACGTTGTAGAGCGGGCGCCGCGACACGATGTACCAGCGTTCGCGCCAGTTCAGCCCGCCTTGGGTGCATGTGCCGGTCCACAGCACGTCCCAGGACACGACCGTGTCCGCCCACACCTTCGGGGCCGCGGTCGCGGTACCGAGCAGGTGCTCGTCGATGCGGACCTGCACCGGGCGGCGGGTCTGTCCCACGTAGCCGTTCACCACCCGCCCGGAGCGGGGATGCCGCACCCGGAACCGGTAGCAGGTGCCCGGCCCGCGCCGCAGCCACCGGCCCAACACGAACCGGCTCCGCCGCTTCCGCCGCCGCTTCCACGTGCCGCGCGCCCCCACATACAGCCCGGCGCCCAACAGCGACAGCAGCAACACTTGGGAGCCGTTCACAGCGCCGCCGCCCACGCCCGCAGCTCCGCCACGTCGTAGACGTTTGAGGCGCCGCCGCGCCCCCACCGGGTGCCGCGCTTCGGCGGGAACCCCGGATCCCGCTGGGCGCGCTTCCGCAACGCCTCCACGGTGAACGAGTGCGACAACCCGCCATCGCGGGCCGCCTCCCGCAACGTCACCAGGACCGCCGCGGCGGGCAACGCCAGCCGGGTCGGGACACCGTAGAGAATCGCCTGCTCACGCGCGCTGTCCCGGGTCGTTGTCCCCGGTTCCGTCCTAGGTTCGGTCCCATCCTCCGACCAGACCGGGCACGCCCACGCCCGCGCCTCCGCCGGGGTCCACAGGATCGCCTGCGTCTCCGTCGCCGCCCCGGACGCCACCACATGCAACCGACCCGGGATCTGCGACGGCGGCGGCGGCGGCAGGATCTCCGGGGCCAGCATCCGCCACGACGACGCCGTCGCCCGCGCCAGAATCCGGGTGCCGAAGTTCTCGCGCGCGTCCCCACCGCCCCCGGCCCGCGCCGACAACCGCTGCGCCACCCCGAGCACGTGCATCCGCCCGGCCCGGCCCATGTAGAGCAACTTCCCCCACGCCAGCAACGCCGGGGACTGCCCCGGCGCCCCCTTCGGCCGGATCTGCATCCAGTAGGAGTGCAGCGCCTGCATGGTCGCGTTCAGCTCCTCGCCGAGGATCAACAACCGCGGCCCCACGATCAACGGATCCACCGTGCCCGACAGGTCCGCCGCCGCCTCGATCAGCGCGTACCGGCGATCCACCTCATCGCTCAACGCCATCAACGCGTTGTGGATCTGCTCCGGGGTGCGGCAGTACAAGACTCCGGGCAACCCGGCCGCCCACAAATGGCTCGTCCGCTTGATGTCGAAGATCAGCAGATGGGCGCCGCGGCGCAACTCCTGCGCCGCCATGCTCATCATCAGCACCGACTTACCGCCCCCGGTGCCCGCGGAGATCGCCACATGCGGGGACTCCGAGTCGAGGTTCACCGTCACCGGCTCATCCCGGGCGGCCACCCCGAGCAGCGGCACCCCGTCGGCGGTCTCCCCCAGCAACCCACCTACCTCGCTCAAGGGCAGCAGCAGCGGCGGCGGCGACGCCCGCCCGACGATGAGCAGCGGGGAGCGGCGCTCGTAGTCATCGGCGAACTCCGGGTCGGGCAGCCCCAACACGGCGGCGACGGTTCGCTCCACCTCCTCCGCCTTCTTCCCGGCGTGGATGTACCCGGCGGGCAGCTTCACGGTGATCTGCGCGTCCGGGTCGTCGAGGAAGTCCCACGGCACCTTCAGCCACGACCCCGGGCGGCGCCCGGCGACCGGCCACCCGACCTGCGGGGCCAGCGCGCGGTGCAGCCGCGCCAGCCGCCGATGCTGCGCCCGTTCCGCAACCCGGTAGGCCAGCGTCCGCAGCCCGGCCATCACCGCCACCCCGACCGCCACCTGGGAGATCAGCGTGGTCGCCGCGGGGTCGTGCAGCATGCCCCACCCGAACCCGAACACCACCGACGTGACGCCGAGCCGGACCCCGGCCCGGTAGCGCAGCGACTGATGCACCCACCACGACGTCCGCCCGCCGCGGACCAGCACCGCCTGCGGCCCGCCCGCGGGCAACCGCCAGGTGGAGTTGGTGCGGCGATGCCCGTCGAGCTCGCGGCCGGACACGAACCGCAGCACGAGCACGATCAGCACGGCGATCACGGCGGCGGCTTCCGCTTGGTGCGCGTCCCCGACCCGTTCCCCGAGCCGTTGGTGCGCGTCCCCCCGTTCCGCGCCGCGGTGCCGTGCGTCGCCCCCCCGCATGAGCACTTACACGACGACCGCGGCGCGGTCGAGGCACGGCACGCCGCGCTACACGGCGGACCCGACGACGACCCGCCCTGCCCGGTCCGCCTCGTCCGGGGGGTCCCATACATTTCCGACGCCCACGGCAACGCCTCCGACCACCGATGGCTGCGCGGCACCGGCTTGGGCCCGCTCCGCCGCCGCCGCTCCTGCACCCGCCGACCCGCCCGATACGACCGCCCGGCCCCGGTCATCGCCGCCACCCCACCCACGAAGTGCCACGCCGGACCCCACCCGTTAAACAGCCCCACCAACAGGAACCCGATCCCGCCCAGCAACAGCGCCAGCCCGACCCCGAGGTCGGCCCCCGGGGAGTGGCGGCGGCGGCTCACCACCGGCTCCCGTCACGGGCCCGGCGGCGCGCCGGTCGGGGCCGGGCACGCCGTCGGTGTGGTGGGAGCAGACGGACGGGGCGCGGGGGAGGCGGCGCGTCGGGGCGCACACGGGGCGGCCTCCCCCGCAAGGGCGAGCGCCAGCAGGGGGGCGGTCGCGGTCATGCTGTCGGAGGGTACAGGCCTATGGGCCTAGCCCGGTAACCCGTTAGGGGTGCAGGGCTACGATCCGTGCATGCCGCTGCATCTCGATGAGCGCTCGATCTCCCGGCATCCGGAGCGTCCGGCGCTGTACCGACAGCTCGCCATGATCATTCGTGAGGCGATCGGGGCGGGGGAGCTGCGCCCGGATGAGGCGTTGCCGTCCGAGGCGGATCTCGCCGAGCAGGCCGGGCTGAGCAAGAACGTGGTGACCGCGGCGCTCGCCGAGCTGGTGCACGAAGGGCTGGTGGTGAAGGCGGCCGGGTACGCGACCAAGGTGGCGCCCCCGGTGGAGGTGGTGCACCTGTCTACGGCCCGCTACCAGCGAGCGCAGGATCTCCTGGACCGGCTACCGGAGGGGACGCCGCCGCCGCTGTGGTCGGCGTTCGCCGAGGAGCACGGCGTCACCGACTGGGCGCGGCAGTACCGGGTGCGCGCCGTCTACACCGTCGCGGAGGCGGACGCGGTGGACGCGGCCCGGCTGGACCTGCCGGAGGGCGCGCTCGTGCTCATCCGGGACATGGTCAAGCTGGTGGATGGGGTGCCCAAGCAGTTGCAGCGTTCGGTGATGCCGTACGACCTGGTGCGCGGCACCCCGGTGGAGGACCCGACGATGCAGCCGTGGCCGTGCGGCACCGTGGGCGAGCTGCGCTCGATCGGCTACCGCATCGCCGATGTGATCGAGGAGGCGGCGACCCGCACAGCGTCCGTCGCCGAGCGGGACGCGCTGGAGCTGTCCACGCCGGGCCCGGTATGGGACATCCTGCGGATCTTCACCGGCTACCGGATCCCGCACCAGATGGTGACGGCGGCACGGCTGCGCCCGCTGGAGGCGTCGGTGGTGGTGCGCCTGGGGGCCGGGCTCAAGCTGCGCTTCGAGACCCACCTGACGGACGGGTGGACGCCATGACGCTGTGGGGCAAGTGCCCGGTCTGCGGCTACGACTCCACCAAGACGCGCCGCTCGTGCGGCTGCCCTGACAACCACGTTCCGGCCGCGCAGGCCCGCCGGATGCTGGCCGCCGGACGCAAACGCAAGCGCGAACAGCGGAGGCAGCGATGACCAAGGGGCGGGTGCGGTACGCGACAGCCGCGGAGAACCGGGCGCTGCGCGCCCAGGAGCGGGCCGCGGAGGCGCGGGGTGAGGGCGGCAAGTGGCGGCGTCAGCAGCGTGCCGGGCTGCGCCGGGCGGAGCAGGCCGACCGGGCTGCGGGGATCCCGTGGTGGCGGCGCGTCTAGGCCACACATTCCTAAGGCCCGGGAACCACCCGGATTCCGGACAATGTGACCGACGTCACCTAACAGGCCTCCCGCTGCGCGTCCCGGATCAGGGCCTTGGCGCGTTGCGCGCTGGCGATCGTGATGTCGACGACGCGGGCGGCGCGGGCGAGGGTGCCCGGCTCGATCGGGTCCTGGGCGAGCGCGGCCCGCAGATGGGCGCAGGTGTCGTCGCCGTACCGGTCGGCGTCTCCGAGCGCGTCGAGCGCGGCCACGACGTACGCGGCGGCGGTGACTTCGATGACGGCGGCCATGACCGTGCAGGGTAGCCCCTTAGCCCGGTAGGTAGCGCGTGCGCCCGCGGCGACGATGAACACAGCGGGGCGGCGGGGGGCGCGGGCATGGACACGTTGGAGGGGCCGTTGGGGCTGCCCCGGGACTTGATCCGGGTTTCGCTCGCGGCCGTCGCGGGGCTGGTGCTGATCCTGGGCGTGGTGGTATCGGCGGTGGTCGGGCCGCTGCCGATGTTCGAGCCGTTGCGGCGGGGGCTGCACGGCTATCCGGCGACGGCGGCGCCGATCACCGCGACTACGGTTGCCGTGTCTCCGGCGCGGCCCGCCGCCATTCCGCCGCCGGGGACGATGATCGCGCGGAGGTCGCGCCCGGCCGCAACCGGTGCTGCGCCCGCGCGGGGGGTGCCGTCGGTGCCGCGTGACGGGGGCGCGGTTCCGACGCCACCGCGGGTGCGCCCGCTGCCCGTGGTGGTGGCGCCGCCGTTGGCCGCGGTGCTCCCGACGCCGTCGTCGATGCCGCAGTCGTCGGTACTGACGTCAGCCCCGACGTCAGTACCGACATCCGCGCCGACCTCGGACCCGACGTCCACCGAGGACACGCCGACAACTGACGCGACGACGGACCCGGGCGAGTCCACACTCACCTCGCCCGATGCCGCGGTGCCCGAGGCCGCGTCGTCGGATCCGACCTCGACGGCGGGGGGGCGGCACCGCGGCCGACACCACCAGGACTAAACCCTGGCGCTATGCGCGCCGGGCGCGTACCGTTGGCACTCCCACCACGTAAACCGCTAACCCCGCCCACCAAGGGAGGCCCATCATGGACTGGCGTCACCGCGCGCTCTGCCGCGATGAGGACCCGGAGCTCTTCTTCCCGGTCGGCACGTCCGGCCCGGCGCTGGAGCAGATCGCCGAGGCGAAGACGGTCTGCCGTCGCTGCCCGGTCGTCTCCGAGTGCCTGACGTTCGCCCTGGAGACGGGGCAGGACGCGGGTGTGTGGGGCGGCATGGCCGAGGACGAGCGCCGCGCCCTCAAGCGCCGCAACGCCCGCACCAGGGCCCGCACCGCGTAAACCCGGTTTACGCCGGGGCGGGCCCGTCCCAACCACAAGAGAGGGTGCTTCGTTGACCGGAGCGAACAAGCCCGCCGGATCAGCCCGCCCCGTCACCGCCATCGAGCAGCGCGGGCAGGCGATCCTCGCGCACACGCCCACGGTGCGGGTCAAGAGCTACGAGGACATGACGCCGTGGGCGCTGCTGTGCGCCGCGGGCGGGCGGCATCTCGGGTTCCTGCTCAACGATCCGGTCGTCGTCCCGGCCGCCAGCAACTGGGGCACGGGGGTGGACGCGCGGGAGGTGCACTACTGGTGTGACTGCACCCGCTGGCGCTACGAGGTGCTCGACTGGCGGACCAAGGAAGTGCTCTCCCGGTCGGTGCAGTACGGCGGCGGGGTGCTACTGGAGACCGGGGGCCGCCAGCGGGACGCCAAGGGGGTGTGGCTGGAGCAGGTCGAGCAGCGCCGCGCGGATGCGATCGCGAAGGCGGATGCGGAGGCCGAGCTGGAGGAGCGGGCCGCTCTGGAGGAGCACGTCCAGCGGAAGATCAAGCGGCGGCACCGCAAGGACCCCGACGCCTAACCGGCTTGCACCACGCGCGCCGGGCGCGCATACTGGGAGTATGACTTCCGCCCGCTGGACAATCGACGGCACCGACCGCCGCAGCCGCATCGCCGCCCTGGTCGAACTCGACCTCGCCGCCGCCGCCGAGGCCGCCACCGAGCGCCGCATCCACCTCACCGCCGAAGCCGGGCTGCCCGGCATCGCGCGGGGGGCGGACCTGACCTACCTCGCCGACGACGGCGAGCACCGCGGCACCTTCGAGCGCATCGCCGAGTTCGGCTACGGCCACGGCCGCCGCTTCCGCCGCGCCTACCTGCGGGTAGCGATCACCGCCACCGGCGGAGACACGGTCTACATCGACCCCGCGCTCGTCGAGCGCGCCGCCGCCCCCGAGCTGCCCGCCTGCACCGGCTTCACCGGGCCCGGCCGCCGCTGCGCCACCTGCAAGATCCACCGCAACGTGCACGCCTGATCCACAACCCACCACGCAGAAGGACCCGTCATGACAATCAAGCGGCTGGCCGAGCTGGAGCCCGGCGACGTGCTCCGCACCAACGAGGGCCGCCCCGAGTGGCTTCGCATCATCAACATCTCCGAGGTGAAGGACGAGACCGGCGTCCCGGTCCGCTACGCCCTGATGCACCAGATGGGCGGGCAGCGGCGCGGCTACCGGTTCCCGATGAACCTGCACGACTACGACAACGGCTGGACCGTCCGATGACCGCCCCACGCACCAGCGAGCACCACACCCCGGACGGGGTGTGGCACATCGGACCCGTCTACTACTGCCACCTCTGCACGCCGCCGCCCAACCCAACCCTCATCCCCGTCGTCCCGGCCTCCCGCCGCGGCGACTACACCCCGCCGACCATCACCACCCAGCTCGCCGACCGGGGGCGGCTCGCCCGGCTCTGCGACGCCTACAGCCACCAGGGCGCGCCGCGCTCGGCGACCACCGAGCGGCTGGAGAACCCGGCCCGCGGTACCGAGGTGCTGTTCAGCCTGTCGGCGCGGGTGTGGGCGGCCGGGGTCGTCGAGACCACCGGCTACGCCGGTATCCGGGTGGCGTACATCCACCCGCGGGAGCTGGCGCGGGCCCGGGAGCGGCACGGTGTGGCGGAGGTGCGGCGGGCCCGCCCGTCCGCGTTCTTCGCCCTCCCCGAGGAGGCGCGTGATGTCTGAGCCTGCCTACCGCCCGGGGGATCGGGTGCAGATCAAGTACGACGAGGACTTGGGCCCGGTCTCCGGGCAGACCGTGGAGATCGTCCGCGGCCCGAACCTGGACGGGATGTACTACGTGCGCATCGTGGTCACATCCTGGGTGTCGATCGACAGCATCCGCACCCACGGGGGCGGGTCATGACCCAGTTCGTGGAGACCAACGCGCTGCTCGCCGTGATGTCCGACGACAAGCCCGCCGCGCGGGCGATCCTGCGGGACATGCTCGACGGCGAGCTGAGCGACCTCGCCGACGCCGTCGACGACCTGTCCGAGGTCATCGCGGCCGAGCAGCGCGCCCGGCGGTGGACGTCATGACCAAGCCGTCGCGGTACGGCGGGGTGGCCTACTACCGGGGCGCCAAGGGCTGGGTGGTCGCGCACACCTACGTCGCCCCGTCCGGGCGGGCGCTCACCTCCTGGTGGTTCGGCCCGGATCAGGGCTGGGGCACCACCTACGGCGGGCTCGCCCATCCCGGCCCGCAGGTGTGGCGCACCAAGCACGACGCCGAGATGGCGCTCCGCGCGGTCTACGGCACCCCGTCGCACTGGCGCGGGCGGGTCGTGGTGCGGGTCGCGGACGCCGAGCTGATCCACGACGCACAGAGCGGGGGCCCGTCATGACGGACGCCTGGAAGCCGGGCGACCCGCTGCCCGACGCCGAGCACGGCCTCTCTCGCCTGATGATGCAGGTGATCGACGACGACGGGTTGGGCTGCCATGAGCCCGTCTGCTGGTGCCTGACCGGGCTGGCCCGCGGCGACCTGCGGGCCATGCGGTGGTACCCCGGCCTGCCGGTGCGGCTTGTCGAGGGGGGCCGGTCATGAGGCCCGCGGAGGTGCTGCGCCTCCAGGCGTCGTTGCTGGACGAGCTGGCCGGGCCCGCCGGGGTCCAGCTCCAAGCCACCGCCGTGGAGCAGGACGTGGTCTCCGCCGACGAGCGGGACCACGTCAGCCAACTGTGCATGGCGCACGTCCGCTTCGGCCGCGCCTACCTGATCACGGCGCACATGACGGCGGCGGTCGCGTACCGCATCCAGGACACCGAGCGGCTGCCGCCACTGCTGCACTGCCCGACCGATGTGGAGCCACCGCACCCGTCCGGGTTCGTGCTGTTCGAGACCCCGCTCACGGTCCCGGAGATCCGCGGCCGCATCCAGCTCTGCCACGCCCTCACCTGGGGGCGCGCGCTCAGCCGCGACCCCCGGACCGGGGTCCGGCGCGGCGGTTGGCTGTGCACCACCTGGAACGACGTGCGCCGCGAACCGGACGAGGTCTCCCGGATCACGCTGCGCGAGTACCCGGACAAGGCGTCGGTGTTGGGCCGGTGGTGGCCGGTGCACTCCATCTTCCTGCACCATGATCAACGCCTGGGGGATGTGGACCGCCCGACCTACCCGCAGGAGCGCCAGCAACTGGAGGACAAGTACGGGGCGGACCCGCCCGTCATCGGGACGGTGTCCAACCCGCGCCGCATGCACGTCGCGGTGTGGCAGCTGCTCACCGAGACCGTGCACGTGCGCGGCGCCACCGATCAGGAGATCGCCTACCCGGACCGGGGTACCGGGCGGTGGGCGCGGCGCCAGCACATGCAGGGCGACATCACCGTGATCACGCTGCGGCGCCCGGCCGAACCCGTCCGGCACCCCGGCACCGGCACCCCGTTGGATCACCGGGTGCCCGTCAAGCAGCACCGCCGCACCTACTGGTGCAAGGGGGAGGACGGGTTGCTGCACCCCGAGAAGCGGACCATCGGCGCGCACATTCGTGGACCGGCGGGCACCCCGCTGGTCGTCACCGACAAGCTGGAGAGGCTGTCCCGATGAGCGCTGTGATCATCCAACTGCTGGTCACCGTCAGCGGTATCCCGACGCCGATCGACGGGCAGTGGGTGGTGGAGTACGACCCGACCCGGCCGGGCCGCGGACCCAACGGGGAGGAGATGAGCGCCCACCTGGTCACCACCCCGGACCGGGCGCGGGCCCGCCGGTTCGAGCCCGCGGAGGCGTTCGCCACCTACCGGCTCGCGCACGGCACCCGCGGGGACGGGAAGCCGGACCGGCCGATGACCGCGTGGATGGTCGAGTTCGAGCGGGTCGACGAGTGAGGGGGCTCCTCCTCGGTCTCGCCCTGATCCTGTGCGCCGCCTGCGGCAGCGCCACCGACCCGTCCGCGGTGGCGCTGCTGCCCGCGCCCGCCGCGGGCGGCCCGCTCGGCTTCACCCCGGCCGGGGTGCTGCTGGTGCCCTACACCGACCCGCCGCGGTTCACCGGCCGCTACGGGCCGCCGGGGAGCTGCCAGGCCCGCGGCCCGCGCCCGGACCCGATCTGCACCCCCGGCTCGGTGGGCGCCACCGACCCGACCGAGGTGTGCGCGCACGGCTTCGCCACCGCGCACCGGCCACCCCCGGACATCCAGTTCCGCGTGAGCGGAATGCGCGCGTACGGCATTCCGGGCTCCGCCTCCACCGCCGTGCAGGCCGATCAACTGGTGCCGGGCGTGTTGGGCGGCTCGAATGACGCCACCAACATCTGGCTGGCACGATCCGACATTCCGGGGGGAGGGATCCGCAACACGAAAGACCGTGTCGAGGCGCGCGTGTTGGCCGCGGTGTGCAAACCGCGCTCGACCGTGCCGCTGGGCGCGGCGCAGGCCGCATTTGCGCGTGACTGGACCACCGCCTCCGCAACACTCGGCATTAGGCCATGACCCACCACAGGAGAAGGAGCCCCCCCATGAAAGAGAAGCCACTCACCGCGGATGAGGCGGTCGCGTTCGGCGTGATCGTGCTCGACGCTTACTTTGAGGCCGAGCGGGACTGGCGCGCGGATATCGACCTGGACCTGCTGGCGATGCACTCGGCGTCCCGGTGCGTGCTGGGGCAGGTGTTCGGCTACTTCGACACCGGGCTTCGCGACCTGGACATCGTCTCGATCGCCGGGGCGGTGCGCCACGGATTCGGCAGCTTCGGCTCCGAGTGCGGGTGGCCCAGCTACGCCGAGTTGGAGGCGGCGTGGCGGCGGGCCCTCACCCCGCCACCCGACGTCACCCACGCGGACCCGGTACCTGCCGAACGGGGGAACCCCGAATGAGCATGCCCAGCAGCGCGGCTGAGCGCCTCGACACCGCGCAGGCCGTCGTGGTGGGGCTGCTCGTGCACGCCACCCGGGCCCGCGACGCCGTGCGGGACGCGCTCGGCGGGCAGACCGACGACGAGATCAGCGCGGCCCTGTCCTGGGCTGGTGACGACCTCGACCGGGTGACCTACAACGTGGAGCGGGTGCGGCTGCTGGTGCGCGCCCCGATGCCGCAGTGGGGCGTGCCGGTCACCGACGACATCCCGGTCGAGCTGGTGCGGGAGGTGTCCAAGGCGCTCGGCGAGACGGGGGCGCCCTGGGAGTACGCCTGCCCCGAGGACATGTGCGAGCACGCCACCTGCGCGGCGCTCGCCGCGCTGCGCCCGTTCATCGTCGGCGCCGGGTGGAGGGCGTGAACTCGTTCGGCGTGTCGTGTATCAGGAGGGGGGTCGCCGCGCACTTATGGTGACGCGGTGTCCGCCCCCCTGGACCAGGCCGACGTCATCGGCTCCGCGCTGCGGCGGGGCTGGAGCCCGGACCCGACGGTGCAGCCCGGGGTCACCCTGGCCGACATGCTCAACCAGGGTGACCCGTACGGGCGGTTCTGGAGCACCGACGAGCCCCGGCAGCTCGCGCACCCCGCCGATGATGGGCCGGTGCTGACCGCCGCCGCGGACGCCGCCACCACCTACCTGGACAGCTACGGATGAGCTTCGCGGTCCATGTCTCCAAGGGCCCGCAGCCGGGCCCGGAGCTGGATCTCGTGCTGCTGATGCGCAACGCCGCCGCGCGGGCCCGGCGGGTGTATCCGGGCCCGGCCGGGCAGGTGCTGGCGCGGGAGCTGAACGCCTGGGCCGAGATGGGGTGGCGCTACGGCGGGTCGGAGCTGATGCGCCGCCTGGCCCGCGACATCCTGACCCGGGAGGAACCGAAGGAGGCGGCATCGTGACCGACACCGACGCGCAGGGCATGTTCCAGTGGATGCCAGCGGGTGACCCCGAGGCCCGCGCCCCCGACACGCCGATCACCCTGGGCGACGTCCCGCCGCACCCGATGCAGGCCTGGGCCGGGCGGGGCGGCAAGCCGAGCCCGGCCACCGTCCCGGACAAGCCGCACCACCTCAAGGACGACGAGCGGGGCGGCAAGCCCTCCAAGGGCACCCCGAAGGACGGCCGCAAGAAGGGCCGGGGAAAGAAGCCCGGCCCCAAGCCCAGTAAGTAACCCACCACACCAGGAGTCACGTGTCCCAACCACCACCCGCCGACCCGTTCACCAGCATGAGCATGGGCATGGCACAGCTCCACGAGCTCTACATCGGCTTCATCGAGGGCGGCTTCTCCTCCGCGGAGGCGATGGAACTCACCAAGACCATGGTCATCGACTCGCTGCACCAAGGGGCGGCGCGGGCAATGCCGTGCCCGCACTGCGGCAAGCTGCCGTGACCTTCGTGCGCCGCCAACTGCTCGTCTGGTACTGCGCCGCATGCGAGGTCAAGTGGGCCGAGCCGGTGATGCGGTGCTGGTGCTGCGGCCACGACGAGGACGTCATTGAGGCCATCGACGAGTGCGTGCCCGGCGGGATTCTCGAGTTGGTGGATGCGTGCGCCCCGGCGCAGATGGTGCGGGTGCGGATGTGAGCGGCCCGGATGTGGTGGTGGCGGTGAATCCGCGCACGGCGTGGCAGCGGTTCCACGGCTGCGACCCCGCCTACATCCGCGACACCTGTCATAGCCGCTGCTGCGATGCGCCGTCCCGGCCGGGCGGCACCATGATCACGATTCATCCCAGCGAGCGGGCGGCGATCGAGGCCCGCGGCGGGCTGGTGCGGCGCAACCTGCTGGTCACCGATGGCTGCTGCACTTTCAAAGACGGGCGTGGGTTGTGCTCCCTGCATGTCACGCCCGACAAGCCGTTCGGTTGCATCGCGTCGCCGTGGACGCTGTCCCCGGGCGGCCGGTCGCTGGTGATCCGCAACCGGTACCGGCTGCTGGTCTGCTACGCGGGCACCACCCGGCGCCGCGGCGGCTCCGCGGCCGGGTTCCCGCCCGCGTTCGTGGCGTTCCGGGCATCGCTGGATCTGATCCTGGGGGCGGAGCGGGCGGCGCGGCTGTGCGCCCGGCTGGAGGAGTTCGGGGATGCGCGCGCGGACGGGTATCGGGGCCCGCCGTGCTACCGGGTGCCGGTGCCGCGCCGGACCTGGCTGATCCTGCGAGATAACGACCGGGTCAAGCACGATTGATGCGCGCGGGCGTCGGGGGGAGCTGCCACACTCTCGACCATGGACGGGCGTCACCCCCACCCGGCCGCCGCCCTGGACGAACATGTCCGGCGCGCGGCCGGAGCGCTCGTGGACCCCGGCGAGGTCGTTGTGAGCTGGGTGGTGCTGGCGGCCACCCGCAATGCCTCGGACGGGGGCACGGTGCTTTTCATCCCCTCGAATGCGGCGATGCCTGCCTGGGAGGCGAAGGGCATCGTCGGTGATGCGCTGGACCTGCTGCGGGCGGGTTCGTTGTACGGCGGCGGCGAGGATGTGTCGGGGCGGCACCCGGCGGCCTGAACCCCCGCCACGGCCATGCGCGCCGGGCGCGTATAAGCTGGCGCGCATGGGCGACCACTGGAAGATCACCGTGCACGGCAACCTCTGGTATGAGCTGCGCGTCCCCGAGCGAGCGGAGGCGTGATGCCGGTCTGGGATGTCGAGTTCATCGGCCACGTGTATGTCACCCTCCGAGTCGCCGCCGACAACGAGGACACCGCCCGAGAGACCGCGGACAAGCTGCTGCCGCGGTACCCGGTCGTGGCGAACACGATCACGGCGTTCGGGCCGGACGTCATCAGCCGGGCCGTCAACGTCGGCAAGGACTGGGAGATCAACGACGTATCAGAGGTGGACGGGTCGTGATGACCCCGGGGCCGCAAGCGCGCGCCACCCCGCAGACACCGGGCCCACCCTCGACGATGAGGGTGGGCCCGGTCGGTTGGGTCGGGGGGAGCGTCAACTCAGGGCTGGCGAATCCCGTGAACCCCCCCACGGCCTAGCGCGGTATCGCTGTGGGGGCGGACACCCGGCCCACCGTACGCACCCCGACGAAGCGCGCAATCCGCCTTCCGGCCGCCGGAACCGCGCATCGGGGTGTCGCATTCGTACGGCGTGTCCCGCGCTCGGCGTGTCACGGCGTGTCGCGCTTCGGCGTGTCGCGCCCCGGGCGCACGCTGGGCCCCCGCGGCTCCCCCACGGCCACGCGCACCACCGCCCGAAGCATGCGCCGCCCAACCTTGAGGAGGGGGCCCCGATGAGGCGCCGCCACCGTCTAGTAGCCCTGTCCGCCGCCGTGCTAGCCGCAGTCGGGTTGAGCGTCGCCACCCCGGCCGACGCCGCCCCGGCCCGGCACGTGCCCGGACAGGAGGGCCAGGCCCGGCAGTCGCACTTCGGGTTCATCTTCCCGGGCTTGCAGGGCTTCACCTCGCCGTCCGTGCAGGATCTCGCGGATCTCGCGCAGACCCAGCTCGACCCGAACGCGGACAGCGAGAACAACCAAGACCCCGAGATGACGTCGATCTACACGTACTTCGGGCAGTTCATCGACCATGACCTCACGTCGGATTCCAGCCCGTCCCCGACGGCGCCGGTGGACCCGACCACGCTGCCCAACGGGCGCACGTTCCGCTTCGATTTGGACTCGGTCTACGGGGGCGGCCCGAGCGTGTCCCCGCAGCTCTACGAGGCCGACGGTAAGCACTTCAAGGTGCAAAACCCCAACCCCAACGGGGTGGTCGACCTGCCCCGCAACGCCGACGGGTCGGCGATCTTGGTGGAGCCGCGCAACGACGAGAACGAGGTGATCAGCCAGATTCACACCGCGTTCCTGCTGGTCCACAACAAGGAGATCGACCGGGGGCTGTCCTTCGCCGAGGCGCAGCGGCGCACCATCGACCTCTACCAGACGATCGTGCTCAAGGAGGTCCTGCCGCACTTCGTCGGGCAGGACGTCACCGACCAGACCCTGAACGGGCAGCTCAAGCGCTTCTACAAGCCGGGCAACCCGAACCGGCCGATGACCCCCGTCGAGTTCTCGGTCGCCGCCTACCGGTTCGGTCACAGCATGGTCAGGAGGGCCTACGAGCTCACCACGACCACCGGCAAGATCCAGGTGTTCTCCGCGACCGCGCCGGATCTCCGCGGGGGCAGGCAGCTCCCGAGTGGTAGGCAGATCGACTGGGGCAACTTCGTGCACGAGCTGTCCCGCCCGGACAACCTGACCCCGGTCAGCCACGTCAACCAGTCCCGCAAGATCGACACGCTGATCAGTAGCTCACTGTTCGTGCTGCCCATCCCGGGGGCGGAGGCATCCGGGTCCAACGTGCTCGCCTTCCGCAACATGGTGCGGGCCAAGTTCTACTCGATGGCCGACGGGCAGGACGTCGCCAAGGCCATGGGCATCCCGCCGATCGCCCCGGCCGATCTACACCTGGCCGCCCCGTTCGATGCAGGCACGCCGCTCTGGTACTACATCCTCGCCGAATCCTCCCGCGACACCGACGGCAAGACCCTCGGCCCAGTCGGCGGCAGGATCGTCGCCGACGTGTTCGTGCGGCTGCTCCAGATCGACCGGAACTCGATCCTGCGGGGGCAGCGCGGCTTCACCCCGGCCGCGCCCGAGGCCGGTACGCCCGGCCGGTTCGAGTTCGATGACCTGTTCGTCTTCGCCGGGCTGGCGAAGCGGGCGGAACCGTGATCACCCGCGACCTGCCGTGACCGTCTGGAGCTACCCGCTGTGCACGGTGCTCGATGTGCACGACGGGGACACCGTCAAGGTCGACATCGACCACGGCATGGGCATCTGGTCCCGGGGAGTGCTGGTGCGGCTGGTCGGCGTCGCGGCGCGCGAGCTGAGGGATCCGGGCGGCCCGGAGGCCCGCGACCACCTGGCGGGGCTGCTGCCGGTCGGCGCGCAGGTGCACGTCGACAGCCACGGGTGGGACAAGTACGCGGGCCGGATCCTCGGGGTGATCTTCCTGCCGGTCGGGGGGACCGCGCAGGAGGAGATGGTGGCGTCCGGGTACGCCGCGATCTGGAAGGACGGGCGCGGCAAGCAGCCGCAGCCGCCGTGGCCCCGGCCGTGACCGCGCCGCGGGTGTTCATCGCGTTCCTGTCGCTGGGGGTGCTGGTGTGCGTGGCGGTGTTCTACCTAGGCCGTTAGCTCGTACATCCCGTCCTCGGTGAGCAGCACCCGGCCCCATGTGTGGTGCTCGATCGGCACCGCGGCCGGGTCGGCACCGGAGGGCAGCGCCCACCCGCCGGGCTCCGCTTCCCGCGGGTAGTTCTCCGCCCAGCCGTGGCAGCCGGTGGTGCCGGACCCGCACAGCCAGACGATGTTGGGCGCGGACCATTCGCCGAAGTGGGAGCGCTTGACCCGGTGCTGGCAGGAGCCGGGCTCGGCGGAGCCGCAGCGCTCGCAGCGGCGGTCCTGCGGTTCGCCGCCGCCCGCGCGCGCGTGCACGAGCAGGCGGCACGCGGTCGCGTTCACGCGGGGGGCGCGGATCCCAGCAGTGACGCGAGCGCCGCATCCGCCTGCGTGATCTTCACGGCGTCGAAGGCGGCGTCCTGCTCCAGAGCGGCGGCGACCTGCGCCTGCGCCTGCGTGCCCGCGTCGGCGAGCGCGGCTTGCAGCACCGCTATCTGCGCGTCCTTGGCGGCCCAGCCGTCACGGACGGAGGCGAGGTCGGCGGAGAACTTGTCCCAGGCGGCGGACTCGGCGGCGGTCATCCTCTGCTCCATTTCACGCAATTGGGCGGCGAGTGCTTCGAGTTGGGCGGACACGGTGCGGACGCTGGCGGGCAGGGCGAGGAAGCCGTCCAGCCATTCGCCCGGGGTGCGCACGGGTGGACGGTACCGATGCAGCGGCCGAGCGGGCGACAAGGGAGCCTGACTGCTGGCAGAGATGCGCGCCGGGCGCGTACTCCTGGGGGCACGTGAACCACGCCGGGGAACAGCCCCGGCCACGCACCCACCACAGGAGACACCATGAACAAGATCGTCAAGGGCGGCCTGCTCGGCGCCGCCTTCCTCGTCACCTTCGTCGCAGGCTGCGGCACCGGAGCCGCCGGAGCCTCCACCCCCACCCCCGCGGCCGTCGCCGCACCCGCCCCGGCCCCGGCACCCGGAGCATTCAGCCCGCAGCCGGGCGACCCCGACGGCCACGGCGTGGTCCTGGACCCGGCGCCCGCCCCGGCCCCCGCGCCCGCACCTGCACCGGCACCCGCGGACCCGGCCCCGAGCGGCGTCTACACGGAGGGCACCTACGAGATCACCGCCAAGCCCGGCGGCGCCTACACGATCACCCCGGGCACCTACCAGGCCGACGGGACCGGCTACGCCTCCGGCTACGTACTGATCACCAAGACCCCGGACGGCGAAATCGGCGACGCGGGCTACCGCATGGTCGGCGTCACCGGGCACACCCTGCTCGTGATCAAGAAGTCCGACGTCGGCAAGTACGCCCAGATCGTCGGCATCGACTGGACCGCCGCGAAGAAGTGACCGGATGACCGACCGCAGCCCCCGCCCCCCACGGCGGGGGCTGCGCCGTCTGTACCAGGGGGCGCTCCACCCCCTACCGCGCAACCCGCTAGGCCGCGCGGCCTAGCGATCCTTCCGTCGCTCGTGCTCCATCCACTCGTAGTGCAGCTCGTAGACCTCCGCCCATGACGGACCTAAGCCCAGATCGAGTTGGAGCTGCGTAGCCATGCCCGCGTCCAGGGTTGCGAGCTGTAGCGCGCGCATCATGTCCGCCGCGGACACCCACGCAGGGCCCATCCCGAACGGCCGATTGTCCAGCCACCGCAGCTCGTCGAGGCAGAGGCGGGCCACGAACCCGGAAAGATCACACTTCGGCTCGTGGCCCCACCACTTCCCGTCGAACAGATCGACGTGCTTGCGCACCACGTACGGCGGAGTCTCGTCGGTGAGTACGCGGGGATGCCCGGCCAACCCCGACCACTCTCGCGAGATCACCCAGCACAGCTCGACCCGCGAACTCTCGATGCGCCGCCGACGGTCGTCCGCGTCGCGGGCGGTGATATCCGAGACCTGCGGCTCGAAATCGATGAGCCGTCCGTCCGGGCGCATGACCACGACGTCGCCTTGCCATCGGTTGGCGACCCGATCTTGCACCTCCTGCTCGGCCTGGCATCCGCCGACTGCCCGCGCGGCATCTTGGATCATGTCCTTGCGGTGCGCGTGGTCGACAGATTCGCGTCCGGGGCAGCTCCCGATGGGCCGCGGGTGCTCCCACATCCGGCCGTGCTGGGTGAGCGCCAGGAATACGCCGCACTTCGGGCAGCGGCGACGAGTGGCCCGCTGCGGGGTGGCGCGTAGCTGTCGGGCGGCGCGTAGCTGGTGGGCGGTCTGGGCTTGCTTCTGAATGCTCCCAGGATCAGGGTCATCTACGCTCTTCAAGGACATTGGTCCCTCCAATGTTTCGGGTGACGACCCGGGGGATTCCGGCCCCCGGGTCGCTCGAACAGTTACGGCTGGTGATCGCGAACCCGGACGCTACACCCCCCCACCGACAATGTCGCAGGTCAGCTACGCGGCGATACGCGCCGCTACGCCGACCCGCTCCGGGGATCGTGACGCTCGGTGACATCGGGTGCGGTCTGGTTATAGCCGGTGAAAGCTAGTTGTTGATAATCACTACGCAGCGCTACGCGGCACTACGCAGCTCCGTCCAACGTCGGTGTTACTCAGCGTCGTCGTCGCGTCGTCGGCACCCCTCCAGCCATATCTCGAAGTCCCGACGGTCGCACACCACGCGCCCCACGACCCGGAAGAACGGCGGGCCCTTGCCGCGGAGCCGCCAACCCTCCACCGTTCTCGGCGAGACGCGACAGCACCTCGCAATGTCCGGAATGGTCATCCACCGGATCTCCTCGCCCATGCGAAGGATCTTTGCGGCATGCAGGCCACGCCGGAGGTTACGACGCGCGCCCCGAGCAGCGAGCGCTACCCCTTGCGGCGCCGCGCGGCCCGCTTCCGCCCGGCCGCGGACATCTTCGCCATCTTCGCGGCCCCGTGCTTCTTCCGGCCGATGTGCGCAGCCAATGCCGGGCTGAGACCCTTCCGGCGCAGCGCGGCGAACCGCTTCCCGCTGCCTAACCGCGGCTTAGCCATGCCGGTCCTCCTTGTCCTGCCGGAACTCCGCGATCGCCGACCCCAACCACTCAGCGATCCGGTAGCAGAGCCAGCCGAACCCGACCCCGATCCCGGCGGGGAGGAGCAGCGGTGCCGCCACCAGCGACACCAGGATCACCTTCGGGGCGTCGTGCCACCAGCCCGGGCGGCGGGTGCGATTGAGCAGCGCTCCCCATCTGACTCCGCTCCACATGCACCAGCGCAGAACGGGGCGGACACCTTGCTCGCCGAGGATCCGCCTGAACACCCCGTCGGCATCGGACGGGGAGATCCAGCCCTCGACGACCGCGACGGAGCAGAGCCAGTCGTGCACGACCGCCGCGGCGGTGTAGGCGCCGGTCCGGGGCACGAGCCACGCGGTGACTCGCGGGGCGGAGGCGAAGTCGGTGAGGAATCCAGACGGGACAGACCACGCCTCGCTGCTGCCGTAGTAGGTGATAGGGCTCAGCAATCGCCAGGTGGTGTCGTCGACCCGGGCGACCGCAATGGGGGCGGCGGGTGGGTCGAACGGCACGCGCGGAGGGTAACCCGGGCTTTGATCACCAGGTCGACGACGCGCAACGCGAAGATCAGGAACCCGAGCATCAGCGGGGCGGGCAGCAAACGGTCGAGCGCCCGCTGTCGGGCGGGGGGTTCGTCCAGGCCGGTGCGCACGGCTAGCGGCGACGTCGGCCACGGCCGCCGCTGCGGGCCGAACGTCGCGGCAGCCGCCGGTAGCGCACCTTGGGGCCGCCCTTGGTGTGGTGGGCGGACTTGTGCGCCCAGCTCTTGTGGTTCGCGAAGGCCCAGCGCCACTGGGCCTTGGAGTAGAACGGCACGGCCGCATGGTCGCACCCGGGGAGACACGCCGGGCCGCGGCTACCGGTGTGTATCCGGGGGCGTGCTGAGGTGGGCGGATGTCGACCCCGCTGCTGCTCCGCACCGAATACATGTCGATCAAGTCGATGGTGCGGGCGCCCCGCAACCCGAAGGGCCACGACGGCGACCGCATCGAGCGCGCCATGGACCGGTTCGGCTTCATGGACCCCGGCGTGCTGGACGAGCGCACCGGCAGGTTGGTCGCCGGGCACGGCCGCCTCGACGGGCTGATCGCGATGATGGAGGCGGGCCAGTCCCCGCCGGAGGGTGTCGAGCTACGCGGGGAGGACTGGTACTGGCCGGTCACCCGCGGCTGGGCGTCCCGCTCGGATGTGGACGCCGAAGCCGCCCTGGTGGCGCTCAACCGGCTGTCGGAGATCGGGGGCTGGGACGACCCGGGCGGGCTGGTCGCCATCCTGGAGGCGGTGGCGAAGGCGGACGCCGAGCTGGTGGACATCATCGGCTATACCACCGACGATCTCGCGGACCTGTCCGCGGAGCTGGAACGGCTCGGCGGCGAGGACTGGGGCGACGGCACGGGCTCACCGCGGGCGGAGCCGGTGAACCTTCAGGAGCGGTTCGGGGTGCCGCCGTTCACGGTGCTCGACACCCGGCAGGGCTACTGGCAGGCCCGGAAGAAGTCGTGGCTGGCGCTGGGCATCACATCCGAGGTGGGGCGGGGCACCGAGGACGGGCGCGGCATCGTCTTCAACTCCGCGGAGCGCCGCGACCCCGACTTCTACGACAAGAAGACCGCGAAGGAGGCCGAGCTCGGGCGGGAGCTGGGGACGGCGGAGTATGTGCGCCGCTACTACGACGCCCCGGATTCGGCGATCACGTCGGGCACCAGCATCTTCGACCCGGTGTTGTGCGAGCTGGTGTACCGCTGGTACTGCCCGCCCGGCGGGGTGGTCATCGACCCGTTCGCGGGCGGCAGCGTGCGCGGGGTGGTGGCCGCCGCGCTGGGCCGCCGCTACTTCGGGGGCGAGCTGCGCGCGGAGCAGGTGGAGGCCAACCACGCCCAATGGGCGACCATCGGCGCCGGTGGTCATCTGGCGGGGGACGCGCCGCCGCCGGTCTGGGTGGGCGGGGACTCGCGGGATCTGCGCGGCAACTTCGACCCGGCGCCGCCGCGCGCGGACCTGCTGTTCACGTGCCCGCCGTACGCGGACCTGGAGGTGTACTCGGACGATCCGGCGGACCTGTCGACGATGGCGTATCCGGCGTTCCTCAAGGGCTTCCGGGCGTGTCTCGCGGCGGCGGTGGCGATGCTCGCCGATGATTCGTTCGCGGTGCTCACGGTCGGGGAGGTCAGGTCGAGGCGGGGGCACGGCGCCTACTACGGCTTCGTACCGGACACCATCGGGGTCATGGGGAAGCTGGGGCTGGACTTCTACGCCGAGCACATCTTGGTCAACATGGTGGGCTCGGCGGCGATGGCGGCGAACCGGCAGTTCACGGCGTCGCGGAAGGCGGTGCACACCCACCAGACGGTGCTGATCTTCGTGAAGGGGGATGGTCGGGCGGCGGCGGCCCGTAACCAGCTCGATGAGCAGATCGACCTGCCGGATCCGGCCGGGGATGACGATGAGGGAGCGCTCGACATCGAGTGACTGAGTGGGGAGGACGGCGGCGATGACAACCCCGGCAACCTTGGCGGACCTGCGGGCACTGTGGGCGCGTCGGGAACGCATCCGCGCCCAGTACGCGGCGATCAGCGACCGCCCCATCGGCCGCGGTAGGCCCGAGTTCAATCCCCACCAGCCGCGTGATCCGCACGGGCAGTGGACCGACGTCGGCTTCAGCGGTGTCGGCGGGCACTACCACGCGGCCGGGCGGACCAGCGCCGCACACTGGACCGGCGCCGACATCGCAAAGGTCATGGAGCATCCGCGCGAGGAGAACCGCAGCGATCCCCGCCTCGCCGAGATGTGGCGCCAGCAGGGCTTCGACGGGAAGCCGACCGTGGTGTCCGCCGCCGACTTCAACGCGCTCGGCGACGATCACATCCGGGTGTACCGCGGACTGCACGCCGACGCGGGCACCACGGGCGCGGAGTTCGCCGAGGGCTTCCGCAGCGGCGACGAGGCGTTCGCCGGGCTGGGCCTGTTCGGCAACGGCATCTACACCGACGTCGAGAAGTCGAATGCGATCGAGTACGCCCACAGCGACGAGAGCGGCGTGCTGTCCATGGCGCTCAAACCGGATGCGCGCATCGCCGAGTACGCGGACCTGCGGGCGGCGACCAAGGATCTGCCCGACGAGGTCAAGGCGATGGTGGGCGATGATCCGGGGAAGGTGGCGACGCTGCTCGGCTATGACGCGCTGAACCTCGATAAGTACTACGTGGTCTTCAATCGGACCGCGCTGGTTGTGCAGGAGGCGGCGTGATGACCCCCGAGTTGTCGGCACGCATCGCGTTCGCGCTGCACATGCTCCCCGTCGGGCGGCTGCCGCTGGCGAAGCGGGAACGGCTGGGCAACGAGGCGGACGGGTGCGACACGTTCGAGGAGCTGCCCGCCTGGATCCAGGCCCTCGTCATCGAGGGCGAGGAGCAGCCCACCGAGGAATGAAGAATCTTGCTCGGAACTCCTTGAAGCGCGCGCGCCCGGCGCGCAAGCTGTTGTCATGAGCGCAACCGCCACCCCCACCGCCTGCCCCGGACACGGACCGATCTGGACCCCCACCGTTGGCCAGCGGGTCACCCACAACATCAGCGGCCGGACCGGGCAGGTGCGCGCGACCAAGACCGGGCAGGCGTTCGTCGAGTGGACCGAGCAGCACTTCGGCCGCCCGGCGGAGTCCTGGATGACCACCGACCTGCTGACCGGCATCTGACGGGTAGCCTGCACCTGCCTAGTGGTAGGCACCCCGCGGCCGGGCCCTCGTTAGACGCGACGAGGGCCCGGCCCGTGTTGTCGGGGGGCGAGAAGAATCTTGCTCGAACATCTTGAAGTCTGCGCGCCCGGCGCGCAACGTTGAGGTATGACAACGACCGCCGCCACCGCCCCCACCACCACCGACGACTTCGCCCTCACCGTGGACTTCACCGAGCGCACCACCCAGCGCACCCTCGACGCCGCCCGCGACTCCTTCGCCGCCCGCCCCGTCAGCGACTTCCTGCGGTGGAGCGCCGAGGACGGCTTGCAGGCCGAGGCCACCCTCCGGTTCCTGCGGGTCGCCCGCAAGGGTGGGGCCGAGGCCCTGGGCGACGCCCTGGCCCGCGTGCTCAGCGACACCTCCCGCGGCTCCGCCCTGGTCGACATGGCCGTACAGGAGCAGACCCGCCGCGCCGCCCTGGACACCCTGCGCACCTTCAAGCGGTTCCTCGACCCAGCCGCCTTCCTGGCCGCCTTCTGACCGGGCCCGCGCAGCCCCCGCCACGGCGGGGGCTGCCGCGTCTTCTACCGCACCGCGGCCAACACCAGGGCGCCGACCAACACCACCACGCACACCGCCCACACGGCGATCAACGCGCACGCCTTGAGGAGGCTCACACCTCTCCGATCCGCTTCGCCATCTCGAACATCAGGGGGCCCATCGCGAGGGCCCGCCGCCGCGCTTCGTCGGTGCCGCGGATATCGCGGATCTCCAGCCCGCGGGCCTCCCCCACGGCCAACCGGCGGCGGATGTGGAACGCAACGCCCGTCCACTCGCGCCACTCACCGGCCCGCACGGCGCCCAACCCGAGGAGCGCGGCCAGCGCCCGCCCCTCGCACATCGTGCGGCCCACGTAGGGCACACGGGCCGAAACCGAGACGTGCCAGACCGGCCCGCCGTAGTCGTTCTCAATTCAGCCGTAGCCCGTGTCGACGGTGAGCACGATCTTGTATCCGGATGGGTCGCGCTCGGCGTAGCGGGGGTGCGACGTCTCCACCGACAGCAGGCAGGGGCGGCGCAACGCGATGCTGGCCTGGCGGCGGCTCATCCTCGTCTCCTTCGGATCATGCGGGCGGCGGTCCGCGCGGTGGAGATCAGCTCGTCGCGGTACCAGATGAACACGAGCGCGACGGCGGCGATGCCGACGGAGAACACGGCGAGCCCGGTCACCGGTGATGTGCCTCGGCCATGTGCCGATCCAACCTGCTGCCAGATCCACTAGAAATCATCGGGTGATCTTTTCCCACTTCACCACCGACGTGAGCGGATAGGCCACCTGACCATGGATGATGTTGTAACCCGGGTTCCGGTCTGTGATCCACAGGACACCGTCATTGATCCGCAGCTCACCAGTGACCTCCTCGGTCGTGCCGTCCATCAGTGTGATCTTCCACTCCTCGACGATCATCGGGTGATCCACTCCCGGCGCCACGCCACCCGGCGGATCCGGCGGGTCATCGGCCGCGCCGGAAGTTGCGGACCAGCCGCTCGCGCTTCACGCACGCCGCGTGCGGTCGCCCGGCGTCGATGGCCTGCCGCCGGTGGGCCCGCAGCATGCCGGTGTGCCGGTTGCCGAACACCAGCAGATCACAGTCGGGGCAGATCATCTGGTGGGGGAAGCGGCGGCTCATCACTGCCCCCACGGGTTGTTGCGCAGCACCCAGACGAAGCCCCAGATCATCACCCCGACCCCGCCGAGCACGATCCCGATCAGCAGCCACACCCAACCCGGCATCACTCCTCCTCGCGAAGCGCGTCCAAGATCGCCCGGACGCGGGTCGCGAACGACAGGGCGTCATCGTCATCGTCGAACTCGGCGGCAACGTGGACCTCCCACCCGGGCTGCACCTCGACGACCCAACCGACCAACATCACGGCCTCCTCGCGGTCAGCATCCGAGCACGCCATGCACGAACACAAACAGGATCAGCAGCAGCAGCACGGCGCACCCGATCCCGGCCTCGTCGAGCACGATCCAGGCGAGCATCGACAACGCCAGCACGACGAGGAACAGACCCAGCCCGAGCGCGGCGGGCGCACCGTTACACGACGCCAGGATCACGGGCCCGGGTCGCCTCCTCGATCACGCACCACGTTTCGCACGGCCAGTCCGGGGCCTCCGCCTCGTACCCGGCGAACTCGCAGCCCTCGCAGTGCGGGGTGGTGTACCGCGGTGTCACCGGCGGATGGTCGGTGGCGTACCCGAAGTGGGGGCCGTGCATCGCCGCGACCTTCCCGACGATGCCGCCCGCTTCGACGATCTCCTCATGGCGGGCGAGACGGTGCCGCAGCAGCCCGCGCCGCTCGGCCGCGCGCACCGCGTAGTCCGCGCGCTCCGCCGCGGTTTGTTCGCGCCACCGCATCTCGGAGTCGGCGATCACCTCCGCGGTCGCCGGGACGATCAACTCCAGCTTCCGCACCTCCGCCAGCGAGACCGCCAGCTCCTCCCCGGTGGGGTCGTGCGGGGTCGAGGCGAACTTGTCCCACAGGTGATCGAGATACACGCGCCATACCGGGCCGTACTCAGCCATCAGTCCACCCACGAGAAGTAGAAGGTGCCGGACTCCTCGTCGAAACCGTCGAGCTTGTAGATCACGGTGCGGGTGCCGTCGTCGAGCCGCAGCAGCCGCGCGGACAAGGAGGCCCAAGGCGATCCCGCGGAGAGGATCGTGCCCAGCACCTGCGCGTCGACACGGATCCGCTGGTCGGCCTCGAAAATCTCCACGGAGAGGGTGGCGCCGGTCTCGGCTTCGTAGCAGGCGCCCATCGAGATCGCCCCGGTGTACGCGGACACGTCCAGCATCGGCCGCCTCCATCCCTGCCTCCCTGCGGTGGGCATGCGCGCCCACCGTAGCAAGGCCTACCGCGGTAGCAGCGGCTGGATGTAGGGCAGGACGTGCGGCCACCAGATGGGCAGCAGCTCCCACGCCAGGAAGAAGATCGTCAGGAAGACGAACCACGCGGCCAGCCAGATCACCGCCAGCACGGTGCGGCCGAGCCAGCGCAGGAGCCTCACGCCTGCGATGGTCGCGGCTCGTACCCTGGAACCGAAGGGGCCCGGCCGCGTGGCGTGCGGCCGGGCCCCCTGCGAGTCGGTGGTCAGCGGCGGGCCGCCTTCATCACCCGCTCGTACTCGGCGTCGATGTTGCTCGGCGTCCACTCCTCGACGATGCGCGCGTAGTCGATGGCCGGGTTGGGTCGCGGCAGCGGCTCGCGCGGCGGCGCCTCCTCGGTGTGCAGGTCGCGGATGGCGGTGCGGGCCCGGCGGACGACGATCACCACCCCGGCCAGCATCGACAGTATGATCATGAGGGCCATCATGTGCCCGACGGCCCAGTGCACCTGCCCGATGATGTAGTGGATCAGGTAGAGGCCCGCACCGCCGAGGATGACGGTGGGGACGGTGGCCTTGGCGGCGAGGGACTTGGCGCTCATAGTGGATCTCCGATGGATCTTCGTCCGGGGGCGTTTCCCCTGGTAGACGCCCAGTTTAGCCGGGTGCGCGCCCGGCGCGCCAGTCGACGTGGGCCCGGCAGGCGTGTATCTCCGGGGGCGTGTATCTCCCCCTCCCCATCAGCCGCGGGCCCGTGTATCTCCGCGGGGCGATAGAAGTAGCGCTACTCAAGTAGCGGGCCGGTGTATCTACCGGGCCCAGCACCAAGGGCCAGCACACCAAGGGCCCGCCTTGACGGCCGCCCTCCTTCGGTACGCCAGGCAGTCCCCTCGCCTGCACCCCTGCCTGCCCAAGCGTCCAGGGTGCATGGGCATGGGTGCTGGGTGCTGGGTGCGTGGTGTCGGGTGCAGGCGTGCCGTACCAGCGCATAGGGACGTTGGGCGTGTGTGGGCGTGTGTGGGTGTAGCGCAGCCACTAGCGCCAGCCCTATAGCCCAGCGCTACCACGCCCACACACGCACACACACGCCCACACGCACGTACCCACGCACACGCACGCAGCCACCCCACCCACGCACATACGCTCTAGCAGCTAGATCACCTACCCGACATGTGGATGTGGTGTCCCATGGTGCGTGCGTCCCCTGACCCACCAGTACGCAGCGGACATCGTTGGCGTTGTGCTGTCGCACGTGTGCGAGCGCGACGTCCCATGATCTGCACGCTATGCGCTGCTCCCATAGACCTGACGATCAAGCATCCAGATCCTTGGTCCTTCTCCGTTGATCACACATCAGCTATAGCTAATGGTGGTGATCCTTATGCAGATGAGAATCTCGAACCTGCTCATCTGATCCACAACATCCAGAAAGGAACCAAGCCGTTCTGGGATGGTGGCCCAGACATGACCATGTGGATCACAGACGAAGATCCCTAGCCAGTCCACAGTGGAACGATCACAAGTGGATCTACAGGATGGTATAGTCGCAGGTCAAAGGCCCTCCCTGGGGGGGGAGGGTCCGATCGAGCGGGGGGGGAGGGGGGCGACCCGACCCTCGCCGTAAGTTCCCCCCCCGGACGCCGGGAATCGGCCGCGCGATACCCAGGGTCCGCCCTCCGCCTCTCGCGGTGGTATGTGCGGACCCGCCCTCCGTCCCTCGCGCAGGCTCTACAGGTAGCGCGGCGAGGGCCGGGCGGTGCGTACCGCACGCGCGGACACGAACGGGGGCCCGGCGGCGATGGCCTCGCGGCGGCGGGCGGCGATGACCGCGGCCCGCGAGTAGCGATGCAGGCACACCCGGCACTGCCAGAGCGTCACCCGGAACGTGTCCCAGATCGGCGCGTCGGGGTTGAGCGCGACCGTCACGGTGTGCGGCGGCCCGGGGTCGCCGCAGCGCGGACACTCCTGATCGGCGTCGATCACTGCTCCCGGCCCCCGTTGCGCGCGGCCACGGCATGCAGCGCTTCTTGCGGCACGAACCATGCGCGGCGATGCCCATGCGGATCACGCACCCACGCATCCCGCTTCGCGTCCCGCCCGCGGATGCAGCCGCGGATCATCATCTCCGGGGGCTCGCCGGTGATCAGGTAGTACCAGCGGTCGTCGTCGTCGTTGTCGCGGATGATGAGGCAGGCGCCGTCGCGGTGGCAGGCCCGGATCTCGACCCCGGCGACGTCGGGGATGTGGTGGAAGGTGTCGACGGATTCGGGCCAGGCGATGTCGTAGGCCTTGCAGAACGCCAGCTCCCCGCAGGCCCCGATGGTTTCCTCCCGGGTGCGTTCCAGCCAGGTGCGCTGGTAGGTGGAGGCGTGGTTGTCGCCGCGCCGTTGGCTGGTGACCATGCGGCGCATCCCGACGGCGACGGCGCGGTCGTAGTCCTCGATCGTCAACCGGACGGGGATCACGACGAGGAAGGTACGCGCGCCCGGCGCGGGTTCTAGTCCGGGCGCAGCGCCAGCCCGGTGCTAGTAGCGGCGCGCGGATCGCCCCCCACCTTTCCGAACACGATCTCCCGCATGCGATCACCGACCCGCGCCGCCGTCGCCGCATCCAGCTTCGTGATCAGCCCGGCCAGCGCGACCAGCTCCCACGTGTTCCGGTCCCGGCGCAGCCGCTCGATCTCCCAGAGCAACGCGGCGCGCGATGGCGTCGTCATGCGCGCAGCGTGCCAGCATGGGCGCGGGGCCGATGCGGGCGGGGGCGATCTGTTGATACGGGCGCGGGGGCAGGCAGGACACGCGGGGCTCGGCGGGTTCGCAGGCGGCCACCATGGTTGATCACGAGGCGCTGCCGGGGGCGCTGCTGATCTGGGCGGCCGATGAGCTGGGCTCGGCGCTGCCGGAGACCCGCTGCCAGTTCGCCGCGTCGATCTGCGCGCATCCGATCGTGCCGGATCCCCACCTCGCAGTGCTCGTCTACCTGGCGATCCCGTCGCTCGCGCACCTCGGGCGCAACATCGGGCTGGCCAAGGTGCTGCCGCTGAATGAGGTCACCGAGTCCACGGTGCGGGCGACCGTCCGCGAGGTCGCCGAGCAGCTCGCGACGGCGGCGCACCAGGAGTTGGCGGCGGCGAACGGCGCCTCCCGACTCCCGAGCAGTCTGAAGTGGCCGCCATGATGGAGCGCGTCTTCCACGCCATGCAGGTGCGACCGGGGGATCGGGTGCTGCTGACCTGCCCGGATGACCGCTGGTCCGACGCCGAGCGGATCAAGATCGTGGAGGGGTTGCAGGCCCGCTTCCCCGGCGTGGCCTTCACCATCGTCTCGGGGGTGTCGGGGGTGGCCGTACTGGAGCAGCGGGAGATCAAGGGCAACGGCCATGGGGGGTGAGGCGCGCCCGCGGCGGCACCGCCGCAGCCGGGGGCAGACCGAGGAATGCCAGGAGCGCGCCTACGTGCTCAAGACGCAGGGCGGGCTGAACTTCGATCAGATCGCGCGGATGCCGGACCCGACCGGGGTGGCGCCGACGCTGTACTCGAACGCCTCCGCCGCCCGCGCCGCGTACCTGGCGCATGCCCAGCGTGTCCGTGGCACCGACCGGGAGGATCCCCTTACCGTCACCGAGCGACGCGCGCTGATGGACGACCGGTTCGAGCGGCTCATCCAGACGTGGTTGCTTCGGGCCATCCAGGGCTCGGAGGCTGCGGCGGTGATCGTGCTGCGTGCGATGGCCGGGCAGCGTGACCTGCACGGATTGAACACGCGGGCCGCGGCGGCGCAGATCGATGAGGGCCCGGAGGACGTGGCCGATGAGCTTGCCGACCGTCGAGCGAAGGGGCGCGAGGCCGCGCGGGCCGCAGCGCTTCGGGCTACAGCGTCCGCAACGCCTCCTGCTCCCGCCGGAGACTGACCGGCTCCGCACCTCCGGCCCGGAGGTGGTGGACCTCTGCGCGGGCGCCGGGTTGTTCCTCGACCCCTGGCAGGAGTTCACCCTGGAGTGCGCGCTGTGGGAGCAGCCGTCCCCGGAGGATGAGGACGACTGGGAATGGTCGGCGTTCGAGGTCGGGCTGCTGATCAGCCGCCAGAACGGGAAGGGCGCCATCCTCGAAGCCCGGGAGCTGGGCGGGCTCTACCTGTTCGAGGAGGAGCTGATCCTCCACTCCGCGCACGAGTTCAAAACCAGCACCGAGGCCTACCGGCGGATCAAGAACCGGATCGAGGGCTGCGGCTGGATGCTGCGCCGCGTCGCCTCCAACGGCTTCCAGTCCGCGCACGGCAACGAGGGCATCGAGCTCAAACCGACGCGGGTCATCATCTCGGGCCCGGCGGCCTGGCAGCGCACCGGCGGGAAGGTGTGCCGCCTGCGGTTCGTGGCGCGCACCACCGGTTCCGGGCGTGGCTTCACCGCCGACCTGGTGATCTGGGATGAGGCCTTCAACCTGCCGGAGACCGTGGTCGGCGCACAGTTGCCGACGCTGAGCGCGGTGCCGAACCCGCAGCTCTGGTACACCAGCTCGGCGGTCGACAAGGACGTGCACCAGTGGGGGGTGACGCTGGCGCGGGTGCGGGCCCGCGCGCTCGCGGAGATCTCTGAGGCCCCGGCGCCGCCGGGCGCGGAGGTCGATGAGGACCGGGGCGGGCTGGCCTGGCTGGAATGGCAGGCCGACGAGGACAAGATCTCCCAGGCGTTGGATCGGTCGGTGGAGGAGGTGCGGGCCCTGGCCGGGGATCCGCAGCAGTGGTGCGCGGCGAACGCCGGGGTCGGGTTCCGGCTCAAGGAGCGCCGCATCCGTCGCGAGTTCCGGGCGATGGGGCTGCGCACGTTCCTGGTCGAACGTTTGGGGATCGGGTTCTGGCCGGACCTGGACGCGGATGCCAACCGCATCGACTACGACCGGTGGGTCGCGATCGGCGACCCCGGTTCGCGGCCGGGGACGTGCATCGCGCTCGGGGTCGAGGTGTCCCTGGATGGGCGGACGGCGGCCATCGCGTCCGCGGGGCGGCGTGAGGAGGACGGCCGGTTCCACATCAAGGTCACCGACCATCGTCCGGGTGGGGGGACGGCGTGGGTGGTGCCGCGGATCCTCGATCTGTGCGCGCGGTATCACGTGTGCGTGGTGCTGCTGAACCCGGCGTCCCCGGCCGGGGCGCTCATCGCGGACCTGGTCTCGCCGGACCCGGAGGATGAGGATTCGGGTCCGCTGCCGCGGTGGAAGGCGCGCCGCTCGGCGTACGGCGGGCTGCGCGAGGTGTCGGCGCGGGAGTACGCGGCGTCGTGCGGGGAGATCGTCGCGGACGTCTCGGTGGAGGCCGACCGGCTCCGCCACTGTGGACAGCAGCCGCTCAACGACGCGGTGCGCGAGGCGGGCACCCGGCCGCTGTCGGAATCGTGGGCGTGGGACCAGCGCTCCTCGACTGCGGACATCACGACGTTGATCGCCGTTACCCTCGCGCTGCACGGTTTCCGACTGCACGGCATCGAGCAGGGTGGGCAGGCATGGGCGGAGTACGGCTGATCTCACCGCGCGCCGTTGCCGTGGTTGCAGTGCTGTTGGGTGCGACTATCACCGGGTGCGGGGTCGCGCTGGTGTTCGGCGTGGGCTGGGGCGTGATCGTGCTGGGGGTGCTGGTGATGGCCGTGGCCGCGTTGGGCATCGATGTCCAACGACCCGACGCCGGGGAGAAGCCGCGCCGCCCGCCGTGGGTGCAGCAGGCGCGGACGCCTGACGAGCGGGCGGGCTGATGCCCTCCCTCGTTGCGGAGATGGTGTCGCGGCTGCGGCCCGCGCCCGAGCCGGAACGCGACATCACGACCGTCGACGACTTCGCGCTCACCCTGGGGAACCTCTACAGCGACGCCGCCTACAACTGGGGGTTCTCCCCCGGGCAGGTGCAGTGGCAGAAGGAACCGGCGGAGCGGGTGCTGCACTCGTTCGAGGGCTACGCCCGGCAGCTCTACGACGGCGACGGCGCCATCGCGGCGATCACCGGGGTGCGGGTGCTGGCGTTCTCCCTGGTCGGGTTCGCGTTCCAGCGGCAGCGCAACGGCCGCGGCTCCGGGCTGTTCGGGATGCCGAACCTGGCGCTGCTGGAGAACCCGTGGCCGGGCGGCACCACCCAAGACCTGCTGATGCGGATGATGCAGGACGTCGACCTGGCCGGGAACTCCTACATCACCCGCAGCATCGGACCGCTCGGCCCGGAGCTGCTGCGGCTGCGCCCCGACTGGGTGCAGATCATGCTGATGCCGATCGAGCACCCGACGGGCGGGCGGCTGGGCTGGCGGCGGGTCGGCTACACGTATCACGACGGCGGCATCGAGCTGTGCGCGCCGGAGGACATCGCGCTGCTGGATGTGTCGGAGGTGGCGCACTTCGCGCCCGACCCCGACCCGCTCGCGACCTACCGCGGGCAGTCCTGGCTGACCGCGGTCGTCCGGGAGATCGTCAACGACAAGGCGATGGAGCGGCACAAGACGAAGTTCTTCGAGAACGCGGCCACCCCGAACATCTCCGTCGCGCTGTCGGATGCGGTCACCCCGGGACAGTTCCGCGAGTTCAAAGCGGCCATGGATCTCGACCATCGCGGCGTGGAGAACGCCTACAAGACGCTGTACCTGGGCGGCGGCGCGGACGTGAAGGTGATCGGCGCGCAGCTCCACCAGATCGACTTCGAGAAGATCCAGGGCCGCGGGGAGACCCGGATGGCGGCCCGCGCCGGGGTGCCCCCGGTCATCGTCGGTCTCTCCGAGGGCCTGTCCCAGGCGACGTACTCCAACTATGCGCAGGCCATGCGCCGCTTCGGGGACATCACCATGGCGAGCCTGTGGGGGAATGTGTGCGGGTCGCTGCAACCGCTGGTGCCGCCGCCGGGGAATGACGCGAAGCTCTGGTACGACACCCGGGAGGTCGCGTTCCTGCGGGACGAGGCGCAGGCCCGCGCGGCGGTCGAGCAGGCCCGCGCCTCCATCATCAATATCTACATCACGGCGGGGTTCACCCCGGAGAGCGCGGTGGAGGCCGCGGTCGCGGAGGACGCCACGCTGCTGGTCCCCACCGGCCTGGTCTCGGTGCAGCTCCAGCCGATCGGGGGGCCGCCGCCGACCGCGCCCACCCCGGCGCCGAAGCCCGCAACCAACGGCGGCAAGCCCGCCACGAAGGACGCCGCCCCCACCGGCGAGCACGCGGAGGAGACGCTGCCCGAGACCGGCACGCTCGACGGCGTCGACCGGCTGCTGCACGTCTCCGGTATGCACCCGCATCCGCGCCTGGCGCTTAACGGGAAGGGGTCGTGATGACCACAGCGCTGATGTCCGTGACCGAGCTGACCGACCGGCTCCGCCAGACTGGACGTGATCCAGAGTTGGTGATGGACGGCTGCCCGGACCATGCGCTGCGGTCCCTGCTGGCCGGGCGCCCGGTGCGCACCGATCTGTCCCGCACCGTCGATCAGCAGGTGCGGATGACCCCGGCCGCGGACGGTGAGGTCAACGACGGGCTGACCATCGAGGGGCACTGGACGGTCTTCAACAGCCTCACCGAGATCAAGAGCTGGGAGGGAGATTTCACCGAGCAAGTGCTTCCTGGTGCGACCAAGAAGACATTGCGCGAGGGCACCCCCAAGATGCAGTTCGACCACGGCCGCCATCCGCTGCTCGGGTCGCTGCCGCTGGGGCGGTGGACGGAGGCGAAGGAGGACGAGGTCGGGTCGTGGTCGCGCGGGCGGATGACCGACAACTGGTTGGTCGCCCCGTTCGCGCAGGCCATCCGCGGCGGCGACGTGTCCGGGATGAGCTTCCGGTTCTCGGTGATGAAGGAGAAGTGGTGGGACGCCACCGGCCGGGAGATCAAGGACGATCACGAGCTGTTCAATCTGCTGTTCTGGGAGGAGGGCTCCGAAGACCAGTTCCCGCTGCGCCGCGACCTGATCGAGGTGCGCGTCACCGAGGCCGGGCCCGTCGTCTGGCCCGCCTACAAGGACACCGATGTGGGCGCGCGCAGCACCGACGGCTCCCGCATGATCATCGACTTGGCGGCGCTCGCGCAGCAGCGCGACGCCGGGCACGTCATCGCGCTGCTCGATGCGGAGCTGGCCCGCGCTACCGGGGTCGGCACCCCGCCGCCGCAGCACCCGGCGGACCGGTTCGCGCCGCTGGGACGCGCCGAGCTGGCCCGCATGGCTGGCTCGCTGATCGAACCGGTGCATAATTCCCGCGTGGACCACGCTACGGCCGTCCACACGCACGAGCCGCCGACCACCGGACCACCGGCCGCGGACCACTCGGACGCCACTCCCCCACGGGGCGCCGAGCCGGACCGCACCGCAGACCGGCCGGGCAGCACTCGCGATCAGGCCACGGGAACGGGCGAGCGTCGTCCGGCCAATCCCTATGAGCGACGCGACGACCTGCGCAGCCGCTACCGGTGCGTGCTCGATCGAACCCTGGCCTTGCCCACATCCCCCTAGCGCTTCCGCGGAGGGGGTGCCCTCCTAGTACGCGGGAGAGACGCCGATGACGGCGGAGGACAAGGGCCGGACCGCGATCGGCACCGGCTACATCAGGAACGCACCCGGCACCGTGCTCGGCTACCGGAGCAACGGTGCACCCATCTACCCGATCGCTGGCGGCGACCGCACCGTGGACGCCCCGGCGCCCCCGGCGGGCGGCGGCAATGCCGACCCGGACCGGGACGGCGATGGGCAGCGCCGCGGGCCGACCCTCACCCATAGCCAGGCGATCAACCGGCTGCATGATCTGCGCACGCAGATGGCGGCCATCGCCGAGCTCGATACACCCAGCGAGCAGGATGACGCCTACTTCCGTGAGCTGGAGACCGAGTTCGGTGAGGTCGATGGGCACCGCCGCCGCCTGGAGCGGGATGCCGCCCTGGCCGCGGTGCGGCAGACCACCGACGGGCTGAACGCCTCCGGGTACCTGCGGGCGGAGCGCGGCGCGTTCGACCGCCGCCCCGGGCGCGGCAACCACGACGCCTCGGTCGGGTACGACCGCGACGTCATCATGGAGCCGGACTCGATCGAGGATCACCGCTACCGCAACCCGTGGGCTTTTGACGAGGTCCGCACGTTCGGGCGGGACCCGGATGCGGTGTCCCGTGAGTGGCACTCCCGCGCGCTGTCCGCGTGCGAGCGACTGCCGGGCACCACCGACGCCGTGCGGCAGGCCTCCACGCAGATCATCGAGCGGTGGGATGACGAGGACGGCAACCTGGCCCGCTTCATGCTGGCCCTGAGCCAGCCCGATTACCTGCGGGGTTGGTGCAAGGTCTTCAAGGGCGGCGACCGGGTCGCGAACCTGTCCGTCGCCGAGCGCGAGGCCATGGCGACGGTGTCGCATGTGGCCCGGCAGACCCGCGCGATGTCCCTGACCGACTCGGCCGGTGGATATTTGGTGCCGTTCCAGCTTGATCCAACCGTGGTGCTTACAGCGAATGGATCAGTGAACGAGATCCGGCAGGCGGCCCGGCAGGTCGTCGCGATCGGCGACGTGTGGAACGGGATCTCCTCGGGTGCAGTGGCGTGGAGCTACGACGCGGAGGCCAGCCAGGTCTCCGACGACTCCACCACGTTCGCGAGCCCGAATATCCCGATCTACAAGGCGCAGGGCTTCGTGCCGATCTCCCTGGAGGCGATCCAGGACGCGGCGAACGTGACCGCCGATGTGGCGATGCTGATGGCCGAGGGCAAGGACATTCTGGAGTCTTCGGCGTTCGCCATCGGCTCTGGCGTGGCGATGCCGACGGGGATCGTGGCCGCGCTGACCGGCGGCGCGAGCGAGGTCACCACGGCCTCGGATACCGCGCTCGCCCTCGCCGACGTCTACAAGATCCACGGTTCGCTGCCTGCCCGGTACCGGCGCAACGCCTCCTGGCTGGCGAACAACCTCATCTACAACATGATCCGCGCGTTCGGCACCACCTACGAGCTGTGGGGTGCGCTGGCCGGGGACCGGCCGCAGCGGCTGCTCAACCGGCCCGCATATGAGGCCGAGGACATGGACGGCACCATCGCCGCGGGCACCGACTACGTCATGATCTTCGGTGACTTCTCCAACTACGTCATCGCCGACCGCATCGGCATGACGATGGAGTTCATCCCTCACCTGTTCCAGCAGACCACTGCTGGGGCCGGGTTCGGTCGTCCCACCGGGCAGCGCGGCTGGCTCGCGTACGTCCGCCACGGCGCCGACTCGATCAACGACGCCGGTTTCCGCATGCTCAAGGCCTAGGAGGACTGATGAGCGAAAGCAGCACCAGCAGCACGGGCACGACCAAGCCTCCGGCGAGCACCCCGGCGACCTCGAAGTCGAGCGGCAAGTCCGGCGGCGCGCTATCGGGTGCCGCACTGGACGCCAAGCGGCGCGCGGCGGGCACCACGCCCGAGGCGGCGGCCGAGCTGGAGGCGCTCGGGGTGGACCCGCGGCTGGACAACCGCACCGGGGACCAGCGCCCGCAGGCGCCGGGACCGCTCAAGCCGCAGCAGTTCGCGGGCCCGGAGGTCGGGCACTTCGCCGAGCACGCCGAGGACAACTCCGCAGAGTTCGAGGAGGCGACCGCGCGCGGACCGGGGGAACCGGTTGGCATGCGCTCGACCGGGCAGCTCGGTCGCGGCGACGAAGACGAGTGATGGTGATCTAGGCGGATGGCGGGCGAGGCGCCGGTGATGATGCAGGCCAAGCAGGCTTTCTCCTGCTCGTTGGACCGTGACGGGCTGGTGCCCTACGCGGTCGGGCCGGGGGACGTCTTCCCGGCCACCGATGAGATCGTGGTCCGCTTCCCGGACATGTTCCGGCCGTTGCTGGTGCGTGACTCGTCCGTCATCCGCCGTCCGCTGGCCTCCTACGCGGGGGCCAGCGAGACGGCCACGGCCGCGCCTGGTGAGCGGCGCAGCATGGCGCGGGCGACACCGCCGCGCAGCAAGTCGGGGGCCGGGGCCGCTCCTCCACCCACACCGGCGGCGGCCCCGGCCGCCACCAGCGCGAGCGAGGTCTGACGTGCGCGACTCGATGTACGACGACACCGGGGCCCGGCTGACGCTGCCGCCCGCGGTACGGGCGAACGGCGTGGTCAACGGCACCCCGGTGGACACCGTCGCCGGGGGTGGCCCGTTCCGGGTGGGGATGCTCGTCGTGTCCGCCGGGGCGGTCACCGACGGATCCAATGCGATCACCGTGCAGGACTCCGACGACGGCTCGACCAACTGGCAGCCCTACGCGGGGCAGACCCAGGGATCCATCCCGGCGCTGGGCACCCCGCAGGGCAACGCCACCTACCGGCTGGCGCTCGACACGCTGCCCCGGCGGTGGCTGCGGGCGGTCATCAACACCACCGGCGCCACCACCGGCGGCACCATCGGCGCGGTGTTCCTGCTCCGCTCGGGCCCCGGATCGGGACAGGTGACATGACCGACCGGACCTACGAGGGGCGGCACCGCGCCGTCGTCGGGCGGCATCGGGCGCCGCCACCGCCGGGCCGTCCCCGCATGCGCGTGGCGCTGGCCGGGGGGGCGCTGCTCGCGGTGCCGGGCAGCCTGGCGTTCACCGATGTGGCGTCCGCGGCCGTCGCGGACCGCGCGGTGCTGGGAGCCATCGCGCACTGCGAGTCGGGCGGCAACCCGCAGGCGTCCAACGGCACGCACTTCGGGTTGTTCCAATTCGATCTGCCGACGTGGCGGTCGGTGGGCGGGTCGGGGAACCCGCTGAACGCGACCGCCGCGGAGCAGATCCAGCGGGCCGGGCTGCTGCTGGATGCGCGCGGCACCCAACCCTGGCTCGCCACGCAGCCCTGCTGGTCGGCACGGGCGGGGGGCCCGGTACAGGTTCGCGGGGTCGCCGCGTCCAAGCCCGCCCCGGTCGTCGCCGTCAAGCCGAAGCCGCGCGCCGTGGTGGCCGCCCGCACGGCGCCACGGCGCGCACCCGTCGCGCTGTCGCACGCCTCGATCCGCGTGAAGGCCGGGGACACGCTGTCCTCCATCGCGCGGGCACACCACATCCGGGTAGCGCAGCTTCACGGCTACCGCTCCGGCTGTCCCAACCTGATCTTCCCCGGGGAGAGGCTGACGATCCGATGAGCGTGAAAGAGGGCGACCGCTACCGCAACACCAGCGGCGTGACCCAGTACGCGATCTTCCCGCCCGATGCGGTGGCGTTCGTGCGGCAGGTCGATCCGAACGATCAGGACGCCGCGCACTACGGGACGTTGGTCCTGGAGTGGGACGACGGCTCGGGCATGGGGGTCGCGGCCGGGCTCACCGAAGTCGAACTGTCGAGGGACTGGGAGCGGGTCGATGGCTGAGGTCATTCCGAACGAGGGCCTGGACCTCATCCTGGGGATCTTCCCGCGCGGCGGGACGAACGTCACCACCACCTATCTGCTGCTGTGCACCGGGGCGACCGCGTCCACGGTCCCGGCGCAGACCGCGGTGTTGGGCACCTACACGGGTGTCGCCGAGGCCGGTTACACCTCCTACGCGCGGGTGTCGATCGCGGCGGCGTCGTGGGCGGCGCAGGCCGCCGGGTCCGGGAACGCCGCGGGTGGCCGCCAGACCGGGGCGGCGCAGGTGTCGTTCGCGGCGGCGGGCGCGTCCTACGCGACGGCGATCAACTTCTTCGGGCTGTGTGACATCTCCGGGCACGGCTCCGAGAAGGGGATCTTCTACGCCAACTTCGACGACGTCACCGCGGTCGCGACGATGGCGATCGGTGACGTGATCAAGGTGACGCCGACGTTCGGGCTGCTGCCTTGACCCAGCTCGGCGGGCACACCCTGCGCGCCCCGGGTATCCATCCGGGGCGCCGGGCGCCGCTGTGGGCGACGCTGCGCTGCGGCGGCTGCGGGCACCGGTTCGTCGGGAACGCGCACTCGGTGCCCGTCTGGGAGGGGCTGCCGTGCTGCCGGAACTGCTGGCGGCGGGCGAACCTGATCCGCCGGTCGGCGGGCTGGGCGGAGTGGGACACCCCGGAGGACGCCTACCCGGGGGCGAACCCGGACCAGGTCCGCGACGAGATCCCCCACACGCGCGGGCGCCTGCACGTACCCGGGATCACCGACTGAGGGGGGTGCCATGGGCACCGGCCAGATCATCAAGATCGTGCTGCTGATCGCGGCGCTGGTGTGCTTCCTGCTGGGCGCCTACGCGGGCACCGCCCGCCCGGACGGTGCGGGCGGCTGGAACACCCGGGTGCACTTCGTGGCGCTCGGCCTGGCCCTGGTCACCATCGTCTGGTTGATCGACGCCTTCACGGTGGCATAGATGGGCAACCAGTCGTGGGTGTCGGCGGTTGCGCCGTTCGGCATCGCGGACGGCACCGCGTACACCGGCACCGCCGCACTCGGGGACATCTCCCCACCGCCGCCGATCGTGCTGAGCAGCAACCAGCTGCTGATCGCCACCCGGATGGAGGTCGTCGCGTTCGGCCGCTTCACCTCCACCGCCACCCCCGGCACCCTCGTGATGGGGGTGTACCTGGGCACCGGTGCCATCGCCGCCGGGCAGGCCATCGCGGTCACCGCCGCGATAGCCGTGCAGGCGTCGCAGACCAACCGCACCTGGCGGCTGGAGGGCAACGCGTCGATGCGCGCGCAGGGCGCCGGTACCGCCGCGTCGATCCTGGGCTGTTTCGAGATATCCAACATCACCACCGGGTTGACGGACCTGGCTCCGGCGACCGCGCCGACGGTGCTCACCTTCGACTCGACGATCAACAACACGGTCCGGATCGGCGTCACGCCCAGCGTCACCACCGGTAGTTGGCTGTGCCACTACCTGGACGTCCGCCTGGTCAACTAGATCCGGGCGGGGGCTGAGCGATGGCCGTCCTCTTCGATGCTGTCGGCCCTAGCTCGGCAGGTGCGGGCGTCCTCTCCGGCAACTCGCTGAGCTGGACGCACACCGCGGGCGCGGGCTGTAGCCACGTGCTCGTGGCGTGCGCGGTCGGCGGAACACCCGTGGCGGACCCGACGGCCACCTATGGCGGCGTGGCGATGACGCTGCTGGGCCGTCAGAACTCGGCCAACAGCACGAGTGGTTTCGCGGCGCTGTTCGTGCTGAACAACCCACCGGCGGGCGCGTCCACGGTGGTGCTCACTCCGGCGTCCAGCGGCAAGACCATGAACGCTGGCTCGGTGTCGGTCACCGGCGGCGGGGCGCTGGGGACCGTATTCAAGAACTTCGGTGCCGTGCAGGCGTCGTCGTCGCTGGCGGTGACCGGGACGACCAGCGGCGGCCTGGTGATCGACGCCATGGCGTCGGGCGCGGTCACCACCTACACCGCCACCGGATCCGGGCAGACCCTGCGCTGGCAGAAGTCCGGGGACTCCAACTCGGGTGCCGGGAACGGCTGCGGGTCCACGTCGCCGTCCACCGGCGGCACCGTCACGATGTCCTACACCTTCACCAACGACGACTGGGGCTTGGTCGCCGTCGAGGTGCTGCCCGCCGCGGCCCCGAACCCGGCGCCGCAGTCGTTCTTCCCGCCGGGCCTGTTCCTCGGACCGACCAGTCAGCCCAAGCCGTGGCCGGGGACGTTCGACGACCGCGTCATGCCCGTCATCCGCTCCTACGCGGTCGGCAGCAAGTCCGCGGCCGGGCAGCCGTCGTTCACCGTCCCGAAACCGGCCGGGCTGGCGGTCGGGGACTACCTGCTGGTGCTCCAGTACGGTGACGCCGACGACGTCCCGGCGAGCATGACCGCGCCGTCCGGGTTCGGACAGCTGTCCGCGCAGGCCGCGAACTCGGCGAACAACTCGCCGGGCGTCAAGGCGTGGGGGATTGTCGCGACCGCCACCGAGGTCGCCGCCTCCCAGTTCACCTTCAACTCGACCACCGCCTCCGACGGGACGGGCATCGCGGTCGCGTTGCAGGCGGGCACCTACAACGTCGGGACCCCGGCGGTGTTCTCGGCGTGGACGGTGCAGGCCCGCATCGCGGCGATGGCGCAGACCGCGCCGACGACCACCGGCGTCGCGAACGGGTTACTGCTGAGTACGTTCGGCACCGACTGCAACGGCACCGCCGAGGCCTACCCGACCGCCACGCTGCTCACGCAGGTGCAGGCCGGGGCGCTGTACTCGATGTCCGCGGTGTACGTCGAGACGATCCCGGCGGCCGGGGCGACCGGCACCCGCACCGTCACCCCCACCCCGGCCGGGATCACCGTCAACGGGTGGATCGCCGCGGAGGTGGTGCTCCCGCCACCCACCGCGACGGCGACCTACATCAAGACCGGCGGCTGCGGCGGCGGCAGCGGCATGGGCGGCGCCAAGGTCGTCACCGGCGCAGGGATCACCCCCGTCGGGTCCATGGCCGGGGTCGCGGACACCACCGCCGCGCTCACCTTCCCGATCACGACTACGGCCATTGGGAACGCGGTGCTGGTCGGGATCCGCGCGAACTCGGCCACCGCCACGGTCACCGGGCTGTCCGGCGGCGGCTGCACCTGGACCAACCTGGGCCGGTTCGGGTCGGCGGCGCGGGGCCGCTGCTATGAGGTGTGGCTGGGCACCGTGACCAGCACCGTGACCGGGGGGACGGTCACCGCGACCTGGTCGGCGGACATGTCGGCCAAGGTGCTGAGCTACTTCCCGCAGGAGTTCACCCTCGGCACGGCCGCCACCTGGGCGCAGGACGGCGCGGCGGGCACCTCCGAGACGAGCTCGACCACGACCACGCTGCCGTGGCCGAGCGTGACGGCGGCGGGCGCGGGCGAGCTGTACTTCGGGCGGGGCTCGGTCAGTGCGGGCACCCCGACGGCCACCGGCACCCCGGCGGGGTTCGTGTTCACCCCGAGCGCCGACGAGTGGTGCTACGGGCTCACCTCCGGGGCGGGCGCGATAGCACCCACCCAGACCAACGGCTCGACCAGCCAGTTCGGTGGGGTCGCCGCCCTGGTGACCGCCACCGCGGGTGTGGCGCCGGTGGTGTCGACGAAGACCGGTACCGGCGTCGGCGGCGGCGCGGTGGGCGGCCCGAAGGTCGTGGAGCACGGCAAGACCGGCGCCGGGGTCCCGACGGGCGCGCCGGGCGGACCGAAGACGGTCACGTCGGCGACGACGTACACCAAGGCGGGCACCGGCGCAGCGGTCGGGGCCCCCGGCGGAGCCAAGGCGGCCGAGCACCGCAAGACGGGCACGGCGGCGGGTGTGGCGGCGGCGAACGGCGCCAAGGCCGTGTCCGTCACCAAGGCCGGGACGGGCGCGGGTGTCGGCGCCCCCGGCGGCGCGAGGGCCATCGAGCACCGCAAGACGGGCACCGGGGCGTCGGCGGCAGCCGCCAATGGTGCTCGCACCACGGATCACGCCAAGGCGGGCACCGGGGCCTCGGCGGCAGCCGCGAACGGTGCCAAGGCGGTCGAGCACCCGAAGACCGGCACGGGGGCGTCGGCTGCCGCAGCCAACGGCGCCAAGGCGGTCGAGCATCCCAAGACGGGTGCCGGTGCCGGGGTGGGCGCCCCGGGTGGCGCGAAGGCCGTCACCTCCGCGGCCGTCTACACGAAGACCGGCACGGCGGCCGGGGTCGGTGCGCCGGGCGGGCCGAAGGCCGTGCAGTCGGCCGGGGCCATCGTCAAGGCGGGCACCGCGGCGGGGGCGCTCGCCGCCAACGGGGCCCGCACCGTCGACCACCAGAAGACGGGAACCTCGGCCACGGCGGCGGCGGCCAACGGGGCCCGCACAACCGAGCACCGCAAGACGGGCACGGCGGCAACCGCGGGCGCGCCGGGCGGCACGCACACCGCCGATCACCAGAAGACCGGTACTGGCGCCACGGCCGCCGCCGCCAACGGGGCCCGCACCCTGGAGCACCGCAAGACCGGGACCGCGGCCGGAGCATGCGCGGCGAACGGCGCGAAGGTCGTCACCTCGGCGATCGTCGTCACCAAGGCGGGCACCGCAGCCGGGGTGGGTGCACCGGGCGGAGCCAAGGTCGTCCAGACGGCCGGGCAGATCCTCAAGGCCGGTGCAGGTGTCGCGGTCGGCGTGCCGGGCGGGACGAAGACCGTCACGTCGGCGCTCACGGTCACCAAGACGGGCACGGCCGCGGGTGCGCTCGCAGCCAACGGGGCGAAGACGGTCACGTCGGCGACCACGATCACCAAGGCCGGGACCGCGGCCGGGGTCGGGGCCCCGGGCGGCGCCAAGACGGTCACATCGGCCGGGACCATCACCAAGGCCGGGACGGGCGCCGCAGGAGCTGCCGCGGGCGGCGCCCGCACGGTTGAGCACGCCAAGACGGGCACCGCGGCCGGAGTGGGCGCTCCGGGCGGGACCGAGTCGATGGTGCGGCCACGTACCGGCACCGCGGCCGCAGCCGCCGCCGCGGGCGGTGCCAAGGCCGTGCAGGGCGCGGGGGCTGTTGTCAAGGCGGGCACCGCCGCTGCGGTCGGTGCGCCCGGCGGGGCGAAGGTCGTCACGTCCGCGGCGGTGCGCACTGCACTGGGCACGGCCGCCGCGGTCGGCGCGCCCGGCGGCGCCAAGCAGGTCACCAGCGCCGCGGTGATCGTCAAGGCCGGGACGGCGGCCGGAGCTGCGGTCGGGTCCGGCGCCAAGGTCGTCCAGTCCGCGGGCGCGGCCCTCAAGTCCGGCACGGCCGCCGCCGCGGGCGCCCCCGGCGGTGCCAAGTCGACTGTGCACGGCAAGACGGGCACCGCCGCAGCCGAGGCCGCCCCGGGTGGCGCCAGGGCGACGGTGCACACCAAGACCGGGACGGCCGCCGCCGCCGGGGCCCCCTCCGGTGCCCGGGTGGTGCTGTCTGCGGGCGTCATCGCCAAGACCGGGACGGCCGCCGCGGTTGGTGCGCCGGACGGGCGGCGCTCGGGCTCGATCCTGAACCGGGCCGGGACCGCGGCGGCCCGCGGCGGCGCGGGCGGCACCGAGAGCATGACCCGGCCGCGCACCGGGACCGCGGCGGCGACGGGCGCCCCGGGCGGGCTCAAGGTCTTCGTCGCGCACACCGTGCACACCAAGACCGGCGGCGGGGTCGCCTCCGTGGTCGCGTCCGGGCCGCGGGTGATGGTGCGGCCCCGTACCGGTACCGCGGCGGCGGACGGTGCGCCCGGCGGCGGGCTGCACGTCAACCCGCGGCGCGTCACCGGCACCGGGGTGGCCCGCGGCGGCTGCGGCGGCGCGCTGGTCGTGCACGAGTTCGTCCAGTTCGGACGGGTTGGGGCGCTCGCCGTCACCGCCCCCGCCGCGGGCGCCCTGCCCGCGCGTGTGCCCGCCGCGGCCGGTATGGGCGCGCAGGCACCGGGCGCAGCCGGGGGCGCGTCACAGCCCGGCACGGCGGGCGTCGTGGGTCAGACTGTCGATGTTGCGCACGCGGACTGGTGGGACGGGGGGAACGCATGAGCGGCGTGGGCCAGGTAGTGCGGCTCGGGACGTCGGTCACCAGCGACACCGGGGCGCCCATGAACGCGGTCACCGCCAGCCTCGTGCTCACCCTGCCCGACGACACCACCACCACCCTGGACGTGCTGAACCCGCCCGCGGTCACCGGGCACTACCAGCTCGACTACGTCCCCGAGCTGCCCGGCACCTACACCTACGTCTGGCAGTTCGAGCAGCCCGCGGTCACCTACGAGGGCAGCTTCTACGCCAGCCTCACCGGGGCGGTCGGGATCCTGTCGCTGGCCGAGGGCAAGGACATCCTGAACATCCCCGACAGCGACACCCGCCACGACCGGGCCATCTCCACCGAGATCGTCCGCGCCACCGAGGTCGCGGAGGGCATCTCCGGGGAGATCATCGCGCGGCGCACGTTCGTCGAGGTGCTGCGCACCTACGGCTGGCATGAGGGGGTCCGGCTGACCAACGTGCCGGTGGCCCGCCCGGTCCTGATGGAACGCCTCCAGCCCGACCAGACGGTGATCGAGGCGGTGGCGCCGCCCGCTATCTGGACCGACCAGTTCTCCATCCTGCGCTGCGCGCGCCCGGCCGCCATGTGGGGGCTGATCCGCGTCACCTACGTGGCCGGGCCCGCAGTGGTCAGCGAGTCCACCCGCGGCGGCATCGAGTACCTGCTGCAATGGCTGTGGTCCAACCGGCAGGGCGCGAGCGGACGCCCGCGGGTCGGCGGCGGCGCCGGGGGCGGCTCCGAGGCGGCCATGGAGGTGCGTGTCGCGCGCACCGCCATCCCGTACCGGATCGTGCAGCTCCTGACACCCAAAGCCCCGCAGGTGGGCTGAATGTCGCGCGCGTACCCGGCCATGCTGCGGCTCATCGAGCTGTGGCGCACCGCCCTGGACGCGAACCCCGACTACGTCGACTCGGTCGATGTCTACCTGGGACCGATCTACTCCGGCGACCCGGATGACGCGGTGTTCGTCGGCTATGACGGAGACCCGGCCGGGGATTTCGAGATGGTGCAGCACACCCAGAACTGGGCGGCGCTCGGGCAGCGCGCGCAGAACGACATGTTCGACGTCCGCTGCTGCATCCTCACCCTGACCGGGGCGACCGACGGCGAGGCCATGGCCGCGGCGATGGCGCGGCTGTACGACATCTGGCTCACCATCACCGCGACCATCAAGGCCGACCCGTCGATGGGCATGGTCACCGGAACCGTGGGGGGCGCACCGGTGTGGGTCGCGGACGTGCGGTCCTTCTCCAGTTACGTTCCGACCGATGACGAGCGCGGGGTCATGCCGCGCATCCAGTTCGACATCCACGTAGAGACGCGCGTGTAGGAGGGGCGATGGCCGAGGAGACCGTGACACTGACCAACCGGAGCGGTGCGGATGTGGACGTGTTCGGGCCGAGCGGCGTGCCCGGCTCATTCGCGGTGGCCGCGGATGGCGTCGTGGCGGTGCCCGGCGTGCTGCTCGACGAGAACGACGATCGCTACCTGATCGGGCCTGCGGGGGCCGACATCGAGAGTGCCGACCCGGACCCGCAGGTGCGCGCATGGCCGAAGGCGTCCTGGTCGGTCGGAGAGAAGACCGACAGCCGCAAGGGCGGCGGAGGGAAGGCCAGCGATGCCTAGTGGTTCGGGCCTGGACGCACAACTGGGCGTCGGGGTCGAGACGACGTGGGGGACGTCGGCGACGCCGACGCTGTTCCTGGAGTTTCTGTCCGAGACGATGGCCATGTCACCGTCCTACGTGGATGGCGCCGGTATCCGGGCGGGGCAGCGCTACAAGCGGGCGGCGCGCACCATCCAGTCCCGCAGGAGTGTGGCGGGCGGCTTCCAGATGGAGTACGGCACGAAGGGCATGGGGCTGCTGTGGAAGCACGCCCTCGGCTCGCCGCTCGTCGCGCCGACCGCGTTGACCGCGCCCGCCTACGAGCAGGTTCACGTGCCGGGCGACTTCCGCGGGTTGGGGCTGACCGTGCAGGTGGGCCGCCCGGAGCCGCAGAGCGCCACGGTGAAGCCGTTCACCTACTCCGGTTGCAAGATCTCCGAGTGGGAGTTCTCGGTGTCCGACGGCGCGATCCCGTCGCTGAACCTGACCGTCAACGGGCGCAACGAGGACACCGCGACCGCGCTGGCCGCGCCCACCTACGTGGCCGGGGTCGGGGTGTTCTCGTTCATCGGGGCGCAGCTCAAGTTGGGCGGCACCGCCACCACCACCGCGGGCAAGGTGTCGATCGCGGGCGGTACCGCACCGACCACGATCATCAACCAAATGACCGTGCACGGCACCACGCCGATGGCGACCGAGCGGTTCGGATTGGGCAACGCGGGCCTCAAGGGGCAGCAGATCGAGAACGCCATCCCGACGCTCACCGGGTCGTTCTCCGCCGAGTTCAATAAGACCGAGCTGTACGACGCCTTCTCGGGCAACGTCACCACGGCCGTGCAGATGATTCTGACCGGCGCGGCGATCGCCACCTCCGGGTCCAACGACCTGCTGGAGATCACGCTGCCCGCGTGCAAATTCAAGACCGCCGCCCCGCAGGTGTCCGGGCCCGACATCGTGAGCATGAACACCGACTTCGAGGCCTACTACGACGGCACGAACGCGCCCGTGCAGGTGCGGCTCGTCTCCACCGACGTCACCTTCTGACATGGCGCGGGCGACGGCGGATATCTCGCTGGAGGTGATCGGCGGCGACATCTTCCGCAACCTGTCGCGGCAGTTGAAGGAGGCCGGGGCGCGGGACCTACAGAACGCGATGCGCCGCACCATGCGCCGCGCCGCCGACCCGGTAGTGACGGATCTACGCGCCGCCTACATGGCGCTACCGGACGTCTCCCCGGCCCGCCGCCAGGGCGTGCAGGCGCGCGCCGCGGTGGCCGGGGCGGTGCGGCTCCAGGTCCTGTCCTCGGCGAACAAGGCGTCGATCTCGTTCATCGTGGACCGGCGGCGGCTGCCCGAGGATCTGCGGTGGGCGCCCGCGGCGTGGGAGTCCCGGCGGGGCTGGCGGCACCCGGTGTACGCGCGCGCGGACGAGACCCGCGAGGAGTGGACGTGGGTGCATCAGGAGATGCCGCCGCCGTTCTACCGGATCATGCGCAGCCATCGGGCGAACTTCCAGGCCGCCTGCCTGGAGGCGATGGATGAGGTCGCCCGGCAACTCGACGGAGGAAGGCACTGACGATGCTGGTGAGGCAGGGGCCGGACGAGCCGTGGTACGCCTACGACGGCGACACGCTGCTGGTGAGCGAGGCGCGGGAGCTGAAGAAGCTCACCGGGATGGGGCTGGCGACCTTCGCGAACGGCATGAAAGAGGGCGACGTCGACGCGATGGTTTTCACGCTCTACCTGGCCCGCCGCCGCGCGGGCGAGGCGGTGCACTGGCGCGACTTCGACGACATGAACATCGCCGACATGGAGATGAAGGACGACGAGCCGCCGCCGGTCACGGACATCAACACGCGCCCTCCTCGGGCCAAGGGGGGAAAGAAGGCGACGACTGGATAGAGCGGGAACTGCTCCGGGTGTTCGGGCCGTGGTCTGACCCGGAGCGTCGGGTCGCGAGGTACCTGATGCCGATCGCCTTCCGGTTCCACCTGGACCCGAGGCAGATCGACGCGATGCGGATCGCCGAGTTCGATCAGTTCGCCCGACAATGCGACGCCTTCGACGAGGAGGAACGCACGCAAGCCCGGTAAGGCCCAGGCCCTGCGGGGGGCCTCTGTTGAGGAGGTGACCCCGCGGTGGCTGGCACGGTCGACCTGAGCTACAACATCCTCGCCAATACCGCCCGCGCCGCCGCCGCCATCGAGGGCCTGGCGGGCACGCTGGAACGGCTCTCCGAGAGGCTTGATCGGATCGACGGGCGCCGGGCCCGCGCCGACGTGGATGCCGAGACCGCGGCGGCGGAGGCCCGGCTCGCGGCCGTCGAGGAGCAGTTGCGGCGCATCAACGGGCAGCGCGCCACCGCCAAGGTCGACGTCGATCCCACCGCAGGTGACCGGCTCCGGGAGATCACCGGCCTGTTGGGCAACCTGGCGGCGTTCCGGATGCCCGCGGGGATCGTCGCGCTCGCCCCGACCCTGATCAGTGCCGCGCAGGCCGCCGCCGACCTGTCCGGGCTGCTGGGGGTCGCGGCCGGTGGGATGGCGGCGGCGGGCGCGGTCGCCGCCACGCTCAAGGTCGGCCTGACCGGCATCCCCGAGGTCTTCAAGGCCATGGGTGCCGCGGACAAGGCGGCGGCGGACACCGCGGCGCAGACCGGGGCGCAGCGCCTCCAGATCGCCGAGCGGATCCGATCCGCGCAGGAAGGTCTGGCGGTCGCGCAGGAGACGGCGAACCGGCGGGTGGCGGGCGCGGAGGACACCCTCGCGCAGGCCCAGCGGCAGGCCCAGTACGCGCAGGAGAACCTCAACCAGGCCCGCAAGCAGGCCAAGGCCGACCTCGAAGATCTCAAGCTGTCGCTGTCCGGGGCGGCCATCTCGGAGGAGGCCGCGCAGATCGCCCTGGAACGGGCGCAGCAGCACCTCGCGGAGGCGCACGCGAAGGGCCTGCAAGGGCTCGATCTACGGGAGGCCGAGCTCGGGGTCAAAGAGGCCAGCCAGGCGTTGGCCGAGGCGCACGACCGCTACAAGGACGTGCAGCAGGCCTCCCAAGAGGCCAACGCCGCCGGGGTCGAAGGCAGCAAGCAGGTCGTGCAGGCCCAGCGCGGCGTGCAGGACGCGAACCGCTCGGTGCAGAGCGCGCAGGAGGGTCTCAAGCAGGCCCAGGTCGACGGGGCCCGGCAGGTCTCGGATGCGCAGCGGCAGTTGGCGCAGGCCCTCCAGCAGACCGCGACCACCGGATCGAAGGCGTCGGATCAGCTCGCGCAGGCGATGGCGAAGCTGGCGCCCAGCGCCCGGGACACGGTGCTGGCGGTGCGCGGGCTCAAACCCGCCTGGGACTCGCTGCAAGTCGATGTGCAGCAACGCCTGTTCGCGGGGCTGTCCGACACCGTCAAGCGGCTCGGGGCGACGGAACTCCCGGTGCTGCACACCGGGATGACCGGGCTGGCCGGGTCGCTCAACGGGGTCGCGAAGTCCCTCGGGGACTTCTTCGCGAAGGCGTCCACCGGCCGCGACATCGCCGCGATCTTCGACAACACCACCAAGAGCACCGGGTTCCTGGGAAGCGCGGTCACCGACGTGGTCGCGGTCTTCACCGATCTGGCGACGGTCGGGTCCGGGTTCCTGCCGGGCCTGGCGCAGGGGTTCGCGAACGCCACCGCCAAGGTCCGCGAGTTCGTGGATCATGCCAGGGAGACCGGGCAGCTCCAGCAGTGGATGCAGCTTGCGGTCGACAGGACCGAGCAGCTCGGGAAGATCGCCGGGAACGTCGGCGGCATCCTGGTGTCCGTCTTCAAGGCGGCCGGTCAGTCCGGCGGCGACTTCCTCAGCAACGTCGAGAAGATCACCGGCGAGCTGGACAAGCTGCTCAAGACCCCCGTCGGGCAGGCGGGGGTGGCCTCGTTCTTCAAGACGATCAACGACACCATCGACAACCTGCTGCCCGGGGTGAAGGAGCTGGCGGTACAGCTCCTCAACGCGTTGAAGGTCGCGGGGGACACCGGCGGGTTGCAGGCGACGGCCACGGCGCTCTCCAATATCGCGTCCGTGGTGGCGCCGCTGATACCGGTGATCACCGAGTTGGCCGGGAAGACCCTCAAGTCGCTGGCCGACGAGGCGAACACCTTGCAGGCCCCGTTGCAGGGCATCGTGACCGCCGCGATCGCCATCGTGAACAACGTCGGGCCGATCGGCCCGGCCGTCACCGCGGCCGTGCTCGCCTTCAAGGGCTTCCAGGTGGTGGGTGCCTCCGTGACCGCGCTCGGGGTCACCCTCGGGCGGTTCGCGACCAGCATCGGTGTGTCGGAGACGGCCTCGGGGCGGCTCACCTCCGCGCTGGGTTCGGTCGGGAAGTACCTGCCGATCGTCGGGGCCGCGGTCGTCGGGCTGATGGTCTTGTACGACCAGATGAAGGACAAGTCCGACGCGCTGGCGCAGTCGGTGCTGGACGGGTCGCTGTCGCTGACCGCGGCGGTGGACAAGGAATCTTCGGCCCTGCAAAACCAGACGAACGTCATGCAGGAGCTGGGCGGCGAAGGAGAGGTGGTCGGCCGCGGCATCGGCGACCTCACCGGGCAGACCAACACCGCCGCCACCGCGGCCGACACCCACGCCGAAGCGATCAAGAACCTGCTCGGGGCGATGGATGCGCAGATCGCCCAGATGCCGCCGCTGCAAGCCGCCACCGCGACCGTGCGGCGCGAGCAGGAGAACTACACCCTGGCCGTGCGCGACTACGGCGACAAGTCGCCGCAGGCCATCGACGCCTCCCAACGGCTCCAGAAGGCCAGCGAAGATCTCAAGACGGCGCAGAAGGATGTCGCCGACGCGACCAAGACCCACACCGACCGGGTTCTCGATCTGTGGCGGGCCGAGAACGACATCGTCGACAAGGATCTTGCCTACAAGGACTCGCTTGATCGACTCAAGGACGCGCAGGACGCCGCGGCCAAGGCGGTCGCCGATCACGGGGCGGCGTCCACCGAAGCCGAGCGGGCGTTCCGGGACGTCGAGAAGGCGGACATCGACGTCGCCCGCGCGGCCGGGGACAAGGCCAAGGCGGACGCCGACGCGGCGGGCGCGGCGAACGGCGACGAGCTGGCCGCGAAGGCGCAGAAGGATGAGCTGCTGCGGCTGGCGGCGGCGGCCACCGGCCCGACCCGGCAGGCGCTGCTGGACATGGCGAACGGCATCGACGTGTCCAAGGCGGCGTCGAACACCGCGACGCTGCAAGCCGGTCTCCAGAAGGACAAGCTCGGCGAACTCGCGGCCCAGGTGACCGGGCCCCTGCACGGGGCGTTGCTGGACGCCAAGACCAACTTCGACAACCTCGGCGGCGCGCACGCGAGCGCGGGGGTGAAGGCGCAGGCGCAGAAGGACGAGCTGCAACGCCTCGCGGACAAGGCGAACGGCCCGGTCAAGCAGGCGCTGCTGGACATGGCCGCGCAGATCACCGGCCTTCCCGACAAGACGGTGTGGATCACCGTCAACGGGAAGATGGGCGAGATGACCAACTTCGGTGCCATCGGCGGCCCGGACTTGGTTCGCATCGCGCACGGCGGCGCCCTCGGCGGCGTGATCAAGATGGGGCCGGGGGGGCTGACCGGCGTCGGCTACGACACCGGGGGGACGCTGCCCGGGTTCACCCCCGGCCGGGACGTGCACACCTTCGTCTCCCCCACGGGCGGGGTGCTGCACCTGTCCGGCGGCGAGGCCATCATGCGCCCCGAGTGGGCCCGCGCCGTCGGGGTCGACTACATCAAGAAGGCCAACACCTCCGCCGCCATGGGCGGCATCCACGCCGTCTCCGATATGCACGCGAGCGGGCGCAGCGTCAACGACGTCATGCGGCCCTTCGCCGAGCAGCACTTCGCCGGGGGCGGGTTGTTCCTCGGCGGCTATCAGCCGCTCAAGGACATCCCGGAGGCGGCGTCGCTGGGCGCCGGGCTGCGGGTGGCGGCGGCGGCGATGCCGATGGTCATCGCCATCTCCAAGCAGCTCATCGACCTCTTCTCCGGCGGTGCGAACGCGCAGGCCGCCCTGGACTGGGCGCGCACCCAGCAGGGCAAGCCCTACCAGTGGGGCGGGGTCGGCAACCCGTCGTGGGACTGCTCCGGGTTCATCTCGGGGATCCTCAACGTGATGCAGGGTCGGCCGCCGAACTCGCGGCGCGGCACCACCGCCTCGATGCCGTGGGCGGGGTTCCTGTCGGGGCTCGGCCCGGGGCTGCAAGTCGGGAACAAGCCGAACGATCACATGGCGGGCACGCTGCTGGGCGTCAACGTGGAGTCGTCCGGGCACGGCCACGGGGTGCAGGTCGGCACCCCGGCCGCGTGGGGCGCCACGAACCCGTACTTCACCCAGCGCTGGCACATCGGCGGGGACGGCGGCGGCGGCGGGGCGCCGATGAACATCCCGGGCGGTGAGGTGCAGGCCACCGTGCAACGCCTGGCCGCGGGCTACGGGTGGGGCTCCGACGGCGAATGGAACTCCCTCGCCGAGATCATCCGCCTGGAGTCGAACTGGGACCCGAACGCGGCCAACAAGACCAGCTCCGCCCGCGGGCTGTTCCAGAAGATGACCTCCTTGCACGGCCCGATCGAGCCGACCGTGGCCGGGCAGACCGCGTGGGGCCTCAACTACATCAAGACCAAGTACGGCGACCCGAACGCGGCCCTGGCGTTCCACCGCGCCCACGGCTGGTACGGCAACGGCGGCATCATCACCCGCCCCACGTTCGGGCTGCTCGGCGAGTCCGGCCCGGAGATGGTGCTGCCGCTGACCCGGCCCGGCCGCAGCAGTGAGCTGATGGCGGCGGCCGGGATGGGCGGCGACCCCGGCCTCACCGTGAACGTCACCACATCCCCCTACGCGACCGCGGAACGCATCATCCAGACCGCCATGCACCAGGCCCGGCTGCGGCGCATGGCGGGACGGTACGGGAGGTGAGCGATGCCCGCGTTGGGTGAGGACCAGGCCGCCGTGGATGACTTCGTGTTCGGCTACGGCACCGCCATCGACATCACGAAGCTCGACCTGGCCTACCCGGAGCTGCTCGTGCAGGACAAGCCGATGCCGCGCGAGGACGGGCAGCTCATGGGCATCGACCGGCTGGGCGGGCGCACCCTGAACATCGAGCTCGAGATTTTGGGTGCGGGCGAGGGGGACGCGCTGGAGCTGCTGGCGCAGCTCACGGATGCGTTCATGGGTGACAACACGCGCCTGATTCCGCAGGCCTACCAGGTGTTCTCCTACCGGCTGCACGACACGGGGGAGCAGCGGCGGGTGTTCGGGCGCGGGCGCGCGTGCACGCCCGCGACCCTGGAGAACGTGCACGTCGGGTTCATCCCGGTCGCCGCCCAGTTCCAGACGATCACCCCGCACGTCTACTCGGACGCGGAGTACTCGGATTCGACGGCGCTGGTGCCCGACGACACGGGCGGGCTGGTCGGGCCGCTGATCGGGCCGCTGTACGCCTCCGGGAACGGCTCGGGCAGCCGCGGGTTCGAGATCGACGGGTACCGCCCGGCGTGGTTGGCGACCCGCGTGTACGGGCCGATTGATCAGCCGCGGGTGGAGGTGCCGGGCGCGTTCTGGTACCAGCTCGGGTTGAAGATCGCCAAGGGGGACTCGGTGCTGGTGGATCCGCAGCCGTGGTCGCGCCGGGTGCGGCGGCAGTCCGACGGGGCGAACCTCGCCGGGTATCTGACCGGGGCGTCCGCGTGGCTGGCGGACATGCGGGTGTCGCCGGGCGGCCAAGAGGTGCTGCTGTCCGGGTTGGACTCGACCGGCACATCGCGGGTGGACGTGTTCTGGCGGACCGCGAGGTCGTCGCTGTGAGCGCGCGTGGCGTCCCGGCGCGGCGGCGTCTGTCTGGCATCGTGATCGCGCGGGTGATCGGAGGGGTGAGAGCATGACCACCGGCGGGGTTCCCTGGTACATCGACCAGGACGCACGGCATAGCCCCAAGACCGCGCGCTTCCAGGCGTGGATGGCCGCCCGCGGACAGCAGGGCGTGATCACCTCGGCGTCGTGCAAGGTGTCCGCGCTCGGCACCCCGGGCGCGTTCGTGACCGTCGACCCCGGCGGCTTCGTGATCAACTCCAGGGCGACGGCTATCGCGTTCGAGGCCTACGCGGACAAGTTCGACTCGCAGCTCACCCTGCCGGTCACACCCACCCCGGGGGCATCCCGTACGGACCTGGTGATCCTGCGGGTGGAGAACCCGTACGCGGGCGGGGTGGGCACCGGGTCGTGGCCGATCCCGGCGGACCCGGTCGGCGGGCCCTACTGGCAGGCGCGGGTCATCGAGGGCGTCACCCCGACGAACATCACCGACGTCACGAGCTGGAACAACACCTGGACGGCGCTCACCCTGGCGCGGATCAAGCGCACCAACAGCTCGATCGTGCAGGCCGCGGACATCACCGACCTGCGCTCCCTGGTGGACCTCTCCGGCAAGCGGATCATCGACGACACGCTGCCCCCCACGTCACCGCCGCCGATCGCCAGCCAGATATATACAAACTCAATCCATTTCCCGACGGTCACCACGTTTAGCCACAACACGACCGCATTCACCGACTGGCCCGCGGGCGGGGTGTTCTCGGTGCCCATCCCCGACTGGGCGGTCGAGTGCGACATCTTCGGAACCTTCAACCCGCAGTACAACAACGACACCTGGGGCGAGTTCCGGTTCCGGGTCGGCTCCGGCACCGGCAACACCACGCCGACGATCATGTGGGATGAGAACGTGTCCGCGGATCAGGCGGCCGGGCCGGGTCCGCAGCAGTTCGTCATCCCGCTCGGCGGCACCTGGAGCATCCCGTCGTCCATGCGCGGCACCGTGCAGCCCTGGCAGGCGCAGGTGCACATGCTCAACCCGGCGCTGCACCTCGGGGACCTCGGGACCAGGAACGGGGTCTATCTGAACCTGTTCATCAACTTCAAGCGGTACCCGTACTAGGGGGCGGCGTCATGGGGAATGTGGCGGCGAACGCCTACAAGGGGAAGCTCCAGTACTACTGGGAGCAGGCCGCGGGCGGGGCCCCCGACATCCAGGTGGCGCTCATGCAGGCGGCCGGGAACCCGGCCGACGGGGCGGTCGTGGACTACACCACCCTGACCGCGCTCTGGGCGGGCACCGCGGACGAGGCCACCTTCACCAACTACGCGCGCAAGACGCTCACGAACCCGGCGGTGACGATCGACAACACCGCCGATCAGGTGTCCGCCTCCTCGGATGTGACGATCACCTGGACGAACGCTGGCGGGGCGGCGAACAACACCTTGGCGCGGGCGGTGTTCTTCTACGACCCGGCCCCGGGCAGCTCGACCGACACCACCCGGCTTCCGCTGTTCTACTGCGACATCGCCGCCACCACCGACGGCACCACGCTCGTGCTCACCGTCAACGCCTCCGGTCTGTTCGTCTACAAGGCCACCGTCTAGGGCCGGGCCCCCCGTGACCCTGGCCACCGTCCGCGCACGCGCGCAAGGCTCGCAGACCTCCGACTCGACCACGCACCCGATCACGCTGCCCACCACGGTGGCCGGTGATCTGCTGCTGGTCGCGTTCGCCAGCGACACCGCGACGGCCACGGTCTCCACCTCCTCCACCGGCTGGGCGATCCTCGCCTCGATCCCGCAGGGCGCCACCACCAACCACACCGGCTCCGTGCTGTGGAAGCGGGCCACCGGCTCCGACGCGCTCACGGTCAACACCTCGACCGCGGAGCAGTCCACCCACATCTCGATCTCCATTCAGAGCGGGAACACACCGGAGGAGACCGACGCCAACGGCGGCTCGGCCTCGTCGACGACCCCGACGGCGATCAGCCCGTCCGGCGGCACCGGGGACTACCTGTGCGTGCTGTGCTCCTTCACCGACTCGTCGACGGGGACCACGCAGTCGTTCGGGACCGCGTCGGGGTTCTCCAACGTCACCACGCAGAACCCGACGACGACGCAGTCGGCGGCGACGAACACGCAGGAGCGCGGCTATACCGCGGTGTCGTCGTTCACCCCGGGCGCGGTCAGCCTGGGCACCGCCGAGCAGTGGGTGTCGATCACGGTGGCGGTGCCGTACCTGCCGCCGTCCGGGACGACGTACACCAAGACGGGCACGTCCGCGGCGCGGGGCGCGCCGGGCGGCGGCAAGGTCGTGACCAAGGCGCCGGGCGCGGTGTTCGGCATCAGCAACTACAGCCTCACCATCCCGGTCGACATCGCGACCCCGCACCCGGACGCCGACGAGATCGTCCAACCGGCGCTGAACAGCTACCAGGACCCCACCTACTTCTACCTGGACGGCTCGAACCGGCTGGTGCTCACCGCGCCCGTCAACGGCGCCACGACAAGCGGCTCCACCGGGGTCCGTGACGAGTTCCGCGAGTGGGACGGCGTCATCGGGAGCCAGACCCGTTCGGCGTGGGACATGGCGACCACCAGCCGCCAGCAGACCGTCTCCGCCTACTACGACCCGACGAGCATTGTCGGCGGATCCGCCCCGCAAAAGGTAATGATCATCGGGCAGATCCATGCCACCGGCGGCACCCCGCCCATCTACATCACCGTCGACTACGACGCCAGCCCGTCCCGGGTGCGGCTGTTCGTCAACGGGCCCAGCGTCGGGAACCTGCTCACCTCGATCAGCACCACCGATCTGATCACCACCCGGATCGAGATCACCGGCGGCAACGTCAACATCTACGGCTGCGTCGGCCCGGCCTCGAACCTGCCCAGCACGCCCCAGTTCAGCTACACCGCGGCCAGCTTCACCGAGCCGACCAACTGCTACTTGAAGGCGGGCGCCTACAACAAGACCGACACCAGCACCGGATCGTCCGGGTCCGCCATCGCGACGATCGTCTTCCTCAAGCTCGACCAGGCCTACGTCCCGCCGATCCTCAAGACCGGCACGGCGGCAGCGCGCGGCGCCCCGGGCGGCGGCAAGGTCATCACGCACGTCAGCACCAAGACGGGCGCGGGTGTGCCGCGGGGCGCACCGGGCGGGGCGAAGGCGGTCGGTCGGGCGAACCCGAAGACCGGCACCGCGGCCCCCTCCGGGGCGGCGGGCGGCGCCAAGGTCCTGGTGTCGCACAGCATCGGCACCATCCCGGTCCCGATCGGGCTGCTCATCCAGCCGCTCGATCTGCAACGCCGGATCACCCTGGGCGCGCCGCCCGCCGTCGGTGTCGTGATCAACCCGGTGACGGTGTCGCACGTGGTGCCGCTGGGCACCGTCGCGGTCGGCATGGTCGTCGGGTCGGCGTTCGGCGGCGGCACCGCGTTCTCCCCCGCCAAGGTGGGCCTGATCATCCGGCCGATCACCGTCGGGATCATCGGCACCCGCTCCGCCCCGTCGGCGCGCGGCATCCCGCCGATCATCGTGTCCAGCGGGGTGCGGGTGATGGCGCAGACCATCATCGGCAACACGTGGGTGCACCGCGAGCTCCCGATCGACGGGCTCAAGCTCACCTACCGGCTGTCCGGCCCGAACGCCATCAGCGGCTCGATCGCCCCGGAGAACGCCGAGCTGGGGGAGCTGCTGGTGGCGCTGCCGCCGTGGGGCACCTGGCTGCACGTGGAGCAGGGCGGGGACGTGCGCGCGTCGGGAATCCTGATGCCGCCCTCCACCGAAGAGGACGGCACCATGAGCATCACCGCGGTCGGGCCGTCCGCGTACGCGGCGCGCATCCCGTACGTCACCGACTACGTCGGGGTGCAGGTCGACCCGATCGACGTGGTGCGCAAGCTGTGGGAGCACATCCAGTCATTCCCGCGCGGCAACCTCGGGCTCACCGTGGCCGGGGCGTCCGGGGTGCTGATCGGGGATCCGCCGGTGGCGCCGACCAGCACCCCGCAGCTCCCGGACCGGCCGCGGGCCGCGGCGGAGATCTCCGCCAAGCTCAAGACCAACGAGTTCGTCAACGGCGATTGGTCGTGGCCGGGGATGCCCGACGAGGTCAACACCTGGCATCAGAGCCTGATGAACGACTTCCTCGCCCAGGGCGGGCTGGGTCAGGGCCGGGCGTTGCAGGAGGCGTTCCTGGACAAGTACGTGGCCGCGGAGAGCGACAAGGCGATCAAGGACATCTTCAACGCCGACGGGCCCTACTTCATCCGCGGCTTCGAGCTGCCCGCCATCGGGCAGATCATCGACAGGTTGGGCACCGACACCCCGTTCGACTACATCGAGGAGTGCGGCTACGCCGACCCGGCGACCAAGAACGTGGTGTGGCATCGGATCACCTGCCAGTCCCCGCAGCTCGGGGTGCGCCGCCCGGCGCTGAACTTCACCCAGGGGGAGAACATCTTCGAGGTTGGCGCCTTCGAGGAACCCGACGATCAGTACGCGGATTCGGCGTATGTGAAGGGGGCGGGCACCGGCGTTGATTCGATCATCGGCTACTCGGGGACCACCATCGCGGACCGGCTGCGGATGCCGACCGTCGTCACCGACCAGCGGATCATGACGGCGAAGTCGGCGACGTCGCGGGCCGCGATGGAGGTCGCGCTGCGGCTGGCCGCCATCGAGGAGATAGCGCAGATCGCCGTGAACGTGCGGCACCCCAACGCGCCGTGGGGGACGTTCGCGTGCGGCGATGAGATCCTGCCGCGGGTGCGGCTGCCCTACTACGGGGCGTTCGCCCAGTGGCATCGGATCATCACCATCGAGTACGACCCGGATACCGGGGTGGCGGCGTTGACGCTGACGCGCCGGTCGGGGTTCGGGAACTAGCGGCGGCGAGTGCCCATGATGAGCGCATGACCACCCCCGCCTACCGGGTGCTGCCCTCGCCCGCGGAGCGCCGCCTCGCCGACCGGCTGGCCTCGATCGACGGGGACATCACGGCGCTGTACGAGCAGCTCCGCACCGCGCAGCTCGGCTCCACCACGATCATGGGGACGATGCCGATCCGGGACGCGAACGGGGTGCTGACCGGGATCGTCGGGGTGCAGGACGACGGCACCACCGGCCTCACCTACCAGAACGCGAGCCCGCCGCCGCGCCCGAACACCCCGGACCTGGCGCCGATCAACTCCGGCATCGTCGTGTCGTGGAACGGCACGTTCTCCACCGCCGACAGACCGGCCAACTTCAAAAACGTCGAGGTGTACCTCTCGGGCACGGCGAACTTCATCCCGGGCCCCACCAACTTCCAGGGCACCCTGCCCGACTCCGGGTCCATCCCGGTGGCGCCGCTGGACACCAGCGCCCCCTACTACGCGGTGCTGATCGCCACGAACGCGGCGGAGCCCGCGGCGAACACCGGCACCGGCACGCGCTCCACCTCGACCACCTCCTTGCAGGGCGGCCCGGCGACCCCGTCGCAGGTGGTGGGGCAGGACATCCTGGACGGCGCGATCAGCACGTTGAAGATCGCCGACGGGGCGGTGGCGACGGCCAAGGTGGCGGTCAACGCGATCGACGTCACGAAGATCGCGGCCAATGCGGTGACGGCCACGCAGCTCGCGGCCAACGCGGTGACGACCGCGAAGCTCGCGGCCGGGGCGGTCACCACCACGCAGATAGCGGACGGCTCCATCAGCACCCCGAAGATCATCGCGGGGGCGGTGCAGTCGACGTCGCTCGCCACCGACTCCGTCAGTGCCGGGAAGATCGCCGCCGATGCGGTGACCGCCCGCGAGGTGGCCGCGACCTCCATCGGCGCCACCGAGCTGGCCGCAGGATCCGTGATCGCCGGGAAGATCGCCACGGGGGCGGTGCAGGCCGGGACGATCGCCGCCGACGCCGTGTCCGCCGGGACCATCGCCGCCGACGCGGTCACCTCCCGGGAGATCCTCGCGTTGGCGGTGAACACCGCGGAGCTGGCCGCCAACTCGGTCACCGCCGGGCAGATAGCCGCGGGCTCGGTCACCGCCTCCAAGCTGCAAGCCGATCTGGTGGTGGCATCGCGGGTCATCGCCGGAACCCTGACCGGGGCCCGCGTGGAGCTGCACCCCACCGCGGGCTTGCAGGGCTTCGACGGCTCCGGCAACCGGACGCTGTGGCTGAACAGCGCCACCGGCGACTTCCTGGCCATCGGCAGCGTCCAGACCGCGCTGTCCGGGACCCGGATCGTGATGAACCCGGGCGGCAACAACCCGGACACCGTGCGGTTTTACCCGAGCACCGGCTCCCAGTACGCCTCGATCGACTCGATCGTGTCGAGCGGCAACTACGCCGGAATAATGATGTACGGCGCGTCGAGCGGCACGCTGCGCGGGATCTGCATCGCCCGCGAGGACTACGCCTCGCTCATCTACGCCGACCCGACGAACCTCTTCGCCACGATCAAGACCGACATCTTCGTCTCGTCCGGCGCCTCGTCCACGGCCGGGCGGATCCGCGGCTACCAGTTCGACATGATGGCCGACGTCGACCAGGGCTCCGACCCGGGCTTCCGGTTCATGGTCACGCACGGCACGAGCATGATCAGCGATACGTTGCTCTACTACAACAACTCGCGCTCGGGTGGGTCCGGGCACGACGAGGCGCACTTCGCGGCGGTCAACAACAACATCGGGGTGACCTTCGCCGACATCGCCGGGTCCGGGCTGAACGAACGGTTCTGGATCGTGGGCAACAACGTGACCCAGCGCAAGGACCTCGGGGTGTGGTCGGTCGTCTATGACGGCACGGTCGTCTCCTCGTCCAGCCAGACGATCAAGCGCAACATCACCCCGGCGCAGGATCTCGACCCGCGGCAGGCGGTGCGCGCCGCCAAGGCGTGCTACTTCCAGAAGAACATCGGCGACGAGGGCCCCGTCTACTACAGCGACGGCACCCTCAAGCGCGGCCCGCGGGAGGCCCCGACACAGTTCGGGCTGATCGCCGAGGACGTGCCGGAGGTGGTGCAGCACAACATCGGGCCGATCCTGCCCGGGGAACCTGAGTCGCTCGGCATCTCCCTGGACGGTCTGGTGACGCTGCTGTGGCAGGGCCAGAGCGACGTGCACGACCGCATCGACAAGGCGGTCAACGGTCCCAAGTGGATACCGGAGCTGGCGACGCCGCCGCCGCCGCCGACCACCGGCGCCACCTTGTACGTGGACGCGGGCTCCGTCTATGCGCTGTTCGCGTCCGGCAAGCGCGCCAAGATCGCCTAGGAGGAAGCATGGCCGTCGGGTATCCGAAGACCCGCGCCGACATCGACGACCGGTCGGGGGCGCTCGCGGTGGGGGTGCGCAACCTGTTCGATCAGATCGTCGCCTTCAAGGCCTTCCTGGACGCCACCCCGGACACGGACCTGACCGCGGCCCCGATCAACTACACGAGCGGGGATGTGGCCGTGCTCAAGTCGGCGTTCAGTGATCTGGCGAAGCTGGCCGCCATCTACCGCGGTGAGCAGGCGTTGCCCACCGCGCAGGACTTCCGGGCGTTCGCCAAGCAACTCGCGGGCGTGCTGTGAGCGCACCGAACGGGATGCAGCTCGACTGGCAGGAGCTGCTCGTGTACTTGCAGGCGCTGCACGCGCAACAGGTCGGCGCGGCGAACCTGGAGGCCGCGAAGTGGCAGGCGGTCGCGACGCAGGCGCAACGGCAGATCACCGAGCTGACCGAGCGGGTGGCGACGTTGGAGAAGGCCCGCGAACCGGGCGACTAGCTTGCAGTCTCGCGCGCCCGGCGCGCATACTGGTGGCATGGTTGCTACCACGCCCCAGGCCCCCGCCCCCCAGCTCCGCGTCTTCGGGCGCACCACCAACGCCGCCGGGCAGCCGGTGCAGGTACTCCCCTGGGTGCCCACCCAGGCCGACGCCGCCCTCGTCGAGCGGCTGCGCGAGCTGGCCGCCGAGATGTACGGCTGAGCCCCCCGGTCCCACGGCCCCCGCCATCCGGCGGGGGCCGAACTCGTTGCGGCGCGCCCCCGGAGATCCACCTTCCCGGCCGTTTACCTTCGGCGGGAAGGAGGGGGGACCGGATGCCGACCGTGCACGTGTCCCTGCCGGGCGTCCTCGCCGAACAGGAGTGGGATCCGCTCGCGGACACCCCCACGATGACGTTCGCCCCGGTCCACATTCGACGGGCCCCGGCTCATCGGGTGCCGGTACGACCGCCGCGCACCCCCCGCGGGCGGCACCGGCGCCGCCCGCCGCAGCGGATCCGTTGGGGCCGAACCCTGATCACCGGCTTCGTGGTCGCCGTCCTCGCGGTCGTGTTCGTCGCGGCGGACCTGCCGCGGTCGGGCACCGTCACCCCACCCGAGGAGCGGTACGTGCTGGCGCCCGCGGAGGCGCCGCAGACCCCCGCGGCGACGCACGCCACCACCTCGGCGCCGCCCTACCCGCGCCCGCCCCGGTTGCTCGCCCGGCCCTCGCCGAAGCGGCACCCGGACCGGCACCGGCACTACCGGCACCGCAGGCACCACGCGCCGCCCCGTGTGACGCACACGCGCCGCACGACGCCGCCGCCTACGCGCACGCCTGCGCACCGGGCCGCGCCGCACACGGCCACCACAGCCCCTCCTACGCCGTCCCCGCGGGCGGCCCCTACGACGACGAAGCCAGCCCCCACAACGACCACCACCCCTCCGCCCACGCGCGCGCCTGCGTCCACGCGCGCGCCCGCGCCTACACACGCGCCTGCGCGCACACCCGCGCCCGCGCCCGCGCCCGCGCGCGTGACCCCCAAGCTGACACCCCCGAAGCCCGCGGCGGTCAACCCCGGCTGCGGAGCCGTCACCGCACTCGCCGGAACCCTGCCGTGGGTGTCCCGCGCCGGACGGCTGCTGATGGTCCACTTCCACATCCCGCCCGCGAAGGTGCTCGGCCGCGGCTCCCGCGGCACCGCCGGATCCGACCACCCCAAAGGCCTCGCCCTGGACCTCCTGATGCCCGGCATCGGTGACCAGCTCGCGGACTACGTCCTCGCGCACCGGGTGGAGCTCGGGGTCACGTACGTGATCTGGCGGCAGCGCTACAACGACGGCCGCGGGTGGCAGCCGATGGAGGACCGCGGCTCGATCACCGCCAACCACTACGACCACGTGCACGTGTCGTTCAGATCGACGGGCTGCTGAAACCCCGGGGGGGGTGGGGGGATGCCGAGCAGGTTCGAGCCGCAGTGGTCGGTGCGGCTGCGCATGTGGGTCGGCCGCCGGGGCGCGATGCTGGCGCTCGCCGCCGCCGTCGACATCATCTACGGCGCGGCCCTGGCCACCACGCCCGCCGACACGGCCATCTGGTGGCCCGCGGCGAGTCACGAGCTGTTCCGGTTCCCGGTGCCCGCCTGGGGTCTGGTGTGGATTGCCATCGGGGTCGTGCTGCTGACCGGCATCCCGCGGCGGATACCCGACGGGTTCCACTTCGGCCTCGCGGTGGCGCTGTGGTCGTGGTGGTCGGTCGCCTCGGTGCTGGACTGGGTGACCACCGACTCGCCGGGACTGTGGGGGCTGTGCGCCATCTACGCCGGGCTGGCCCTGGGCCTGCTCGTCGCCGCCGGGTGGGAGGACCCGCCGTGACCCCGGCCGGGTGGATCACCTTCCTGGGTGTGGTGCTCACCGGGGTGCTCGGGCTCATCGGGGCGTGGACATCGGCGGCGGCGCACCGGCGGGCCGCGGACCGGGCCGCCGAGGTGGAGGACATCAAGGTCCAAATCGCCGCCCGCGACCAGCAGGTGGAGTCGTGGCGGGCCGACGTCGCGGCGCTGCGCACGGCCCGCACCGAGGACGAGGAACGCTGCCGGTCACAGATCGCCGAGCTACGGAGGCAGATCGAGTTCCTGTCCGATGCGGCGCGCCGGGGTCGCCTACAGCAGGCGGCCGATCCGCCTGGGGACACTGACCCGGACGTCGACGGAGGGGGAACGGCGTGATCTACGGGCCTGACGTGTCGCACTACCAGGGCGCGATCGACCTGCGGCGGGCGCGCGCCGAGGGCATGGACTTCCTCATCGCGAAGATCAGCCAGGGTGCGGGGATGCGGGACTCGCGGTGGCCGCGGAACCGGGACGAGGGCCGGGCCGCGGGCCTGCTCGTCGCCGGATACCACTACGTCACGACCGAGGATCCGGGGGCGCAGGCGCGCAACTGCGCGGGCTGGCTCGGGGACAAGAACGTGCCGGTCGCGTTGGATCACGAACGCGGCGGCGGGAACATCAACCAGCTCCGCGCCACCCTCGCCGCGTTCCGGGCCGCCGGAATGCGGGTCGTGCTCACCTACTGCCCGCCGTTCTACTGGACCGAGATCGGGCGCCCGGCCCTGACCGGGCTGCCGCCGCTGTGGAAGGCCCGCTACTACACCACCGGCGGCACCCCGCAGCAGCTCTACGCGAAGACACCGGCCGCGTTCTGGGACGCCTACGGCGGGATGACGCCGGTCATGTTGCAGTTCACCGACGGCGCCACCGTGGCAGGGATGCGGGTGGATGCCAACGCGTTCCGCGGCAGCCGCGCCGAACTCGCCGCCCTGTTCGGATCGACCGACGGCGGCACCACACCAACACCGGGGGGGTTCCTCATGGCACTGACCGATGGCGAGCAGGCCGAAGTGCTGGGCCTGCTGCGCACCCTGAACTTCCAGCTCGTCACCGGCGACGGCCCGAAGGACCACCAGGGTTGGCAGACGTTCGCGGGCGGCTCCAACGAGCGGCTGACGATCGTCGACTACCTGCGGCGGGCCAACCAGAAGCATGAGGACATCCTCAAGGCGCTCGCCGGGGTGCTCACCGCCGCGCAGCACGCGGGCGGGGCTGGCGGGGTGGACCCCGCGCTGGTCGAGCAGGTGCTGCGCGAGGCCGTCGCCGCCGCCGGGTTCGAGCTGCACGGCACGATCGTTCCCGGCGCGGACACCCGCGGCGCCCACGGGGCATAGCGGCCCGTGACCTGGAACGCCCTACGCGAGCCCGCGCTCATCGTCTCGGGCGTGCTGGCGCCCACGGTGCAAACGCTGCTGCTGGTGTGGGGCAGGCTCTCCGACGAGCAGCAGGCGGTGTGGAACGCGGTCACCGTCGCCGTCGCCGGGGTGGTGCTCGCCGCGCTGGCCGCGAAGGAACGCCTCGCCCCCGCCATCCTCGGCCTGGGCTCGGCGGTCATCGCGCTGGCGACCTTCTACGGCTGGCACCTGTCCGCCGCCGCCGAGACCGCCGTCTCCTCGACCCTGTCGCTGCTGGTGGCCGCGTTCCTGCGCACCCAGATCACCGCGTCGGTCGACGAGGACGGCAACCGGTCCGACGCGCTGCCACCACCGAAGGAACCCAAACGCACCGTCGCCGAGCTGGTCGCCGCCAACCCCAGCGGGTCATACCCGGCCACCGGCCCGCCGCCCGCCGAACCACTGACGCGGCCCTTCCAGCGCATCCCGCCGCCCGGCGCCGCCCCCCCGCCGCGCCAGCCGCCCCCGCCGCCGACGCCGCAGCGGCCCGCCAACCCGATGTGGTACGTGGAACCGGCGGGCCCCCCGCCGACCGAGGAAGGGACGGGGATGCGCGGATGAGCACGCCGACAGCACCCATGGATCCGCGGCTGGGCCGCCGCTTCACCGAGCACGACCCGCAAAATCTCGAGTACCGGGCGCGGGCCCTGCTCAACACCCGACCGCTCCAGGATCAGGACCGGTACTGGCCGATGCCCACATCCGGGCAGTTCCCGCTCGATCAGGGCAACAGCCCGGAGTGCACGGGGTTCGGCTCCGCCCATGAGTACGCGCTCGGCCCGGTGCAGGTGCCGGGGATGAACGCGGCGTTCGCGCACCAGCGGTATCTGCGCAACGTGCAGACCGATGTGGCGGCGGGGCACCACTTCGACGGCGGCGCGACGGTGGCGGCGACGATGCGCGCGGCGAAGGTCGACAAGCTGATCACCGGCTATGTGTGGAACATCGGCCTGGACGACACCATCGCGTCGCTGGTCAACGTCGGCCCGATCTGCCTGGGCACGGACTGGTTGGAGGGCATGTTCCGCCCGGACAACGATGGGCTGCTGACCGCGACGGGGGCGACCGCGGGCGGCCACTTCTGGGTGCTCGCGGCGCGGGTCAAGAACCACCACACGTGGGGGCCGGGCTGCTGGATGGTGCAGTCCTGGGGCCGCTGGGGGGTGGGGGTGCCGCAGCTCGGCCTGGGCACCGGGTGCGCGTTCGTGCAGGACGCGACGCTGGCTAAGCTACTGGCGCGTAGCGGCGAGTCGGTGGTGATGCGGGACCACTTCGACGCGCCCCCGATCGTCGAGCCCGAGTCCGCCCGCTACTTCGCCGAGCACGGCAGTCGCGTGTTCCACGACACGCACAAGGGTAAGGCGCGCGATGTCGGGTACGCGACGTATGCGGATGCGGTGGCGGCCGGGCTGCGGGGCTGCCGGGTGTGCAATCCGCGCAGGAGCTAGCGGGAGGGTCGCTGGGGAGCGGACCCACCGCCGCCGGGCGCGCCGCCGGGGTCATCGGGGACCCGGCGGCGCGCCCCTAGTTGTCGTGTCGGGCGAGTAGCTTGGCGCGCTCCTGCTCGCCGTAGGGGGTGAGCCGGAACACCAGCTCGCCGTCCTCGTCGAGGCCGGTATCCATCCAGCCCGCGCCGATCATGTATTCGAGGCCCGCGTTGATGCGGTCGTCGTGGCCGTGGGTCGCTATCCAGGCGAGCGCCTCGGTCGCAGTGAGCATCGTCGTGGGCGGCTCCCGCTTCTCCGCGGCCATGATCAGCTCACTTGCACCGTGAGCCGATACCAGTTGACCCCGTCGCAGAGCACCTCATCGCGGAAGTGCAGCGCGCAGTAGAGCTGGGCTCGGTCACGCAGAGCGGTGGGGCAGGGGAGGGGCCGCGCGTTTTTGAACACGTCGCGGCGGACCTCGTCGAGAGGTAGGAACCGGAGGGGACCGACAATGCTCTGCACGATGTAATCGCGCAGCAGCTCGGCCCATCGACGGATGGCCTCGTCCTCGGTGATCCGCAGCGCGATGGTGGTCTTCTCGTCGGGGCTCCACCTGGGCGCGGGTACGGGCCAGTTCTGATGGTCGTCGGTCGGGGCTGGTGCCCGGGTGGCGGTGGTCATGGGGTTTCTCCTGTGGTGGGCGGGCTATACGGCTCCCAGCTTGCGCGCCGGGCGCGCAAAGGGCAAGCCGTGTCGGGGGCGAACCTCATCCGGGCAGAACGGGCGTAGGGGTACCGTGCGCGCCGGGGGCTCCCGGGGAGCCGACGTCGAGTCTTCCCCCCACACGGCGCGGCGCCCCTCCCCCGCCCGACCCGACGACGCCGATAGGACACCCAACGACCTCCCCGGGTGGCGGCGCGTCGGGTCGGATCTTGTCACACGGTCTCGGCGGGGCTCGCCGCCGCCGCTTCCTCCCGCTGCTTGATCACGGCCTGGGCCGCCCGGTGCGTGCGGGCCTGTTCATCGCGGGCCCGCGCGACGTTCTCCGCCACCACCTCCCGCGGATCCGGCATGCCCTCGGGGCGGGCCCCCACCTCCTGGAAGACCTGCTCGGCGGGGCTCATCGGTGGCTCGCGCCAGGCGGGCGCATCCACCGGCCGGTACACCTCACAGACGGCGTTCCCGCAGCGGCCGCAGTCGGTGCCGGGCCGGTAGTGGTCGTGCAGCTCGGCGATGCAGCCGCAGCGGCAGGGGGCGGCGTCCGCGGCGTCCGGGCGGTTGGCGCGCATAGGCCCAGCGTAGCCCTTCCCAGTGGCGCCGCGCGCCCGGCGCGCGTACCGTCCAAGGTCCCGCCACGGAGACGAGGAGACCGCATGATCTGGCGCAAGGCCACCGCAAGCAACCCATCCGGCAGCTGTGTCGAGATGGCCGCGATGGGCGACGGGCACGTCGGGGTGCGCAACTCCCGCCAGCCCGACGGCCCCATCGTCGTCTTCACCCGGGCCGAAATCGCCGCCTTCCTGACCGGAGCCAAGGCGGGCGAGTTCGACGACCTGGGCGCGCTCTAGCCCCCGCTAGGCACGCCCACGATAGGCGGGGCGGCCCCGAGTGCCCTCGGAGCCGCCCCGCGTTCGTCGTCCCCGGGCTCAGCCCCCGGCGACGACCAGCTCCCGCCACATCGGCGTTGACGGGGCCGTGCGCAGTGTCCGCCCCGGCACGCCGAGCACGATCATCCCGTCGTGGCTGCCGACGGAGTGCACCGTGACCGGCTCACCCATCCAGTGGATGACGTTCTGCGGGCGCACCTCGCGCGCCCGGATCGGCTCCCGCTGCGGCGCGGGCTCTGGCGCGGGCTCGGGCGCCGCGGGCGCAGGCATCAGGGTCTCGCGGACGGTCATCGCGGCCAGCTCGGCGTGCCGATTCTCCAGCGCCACCAGCAGCCGGTGCTCCCCGCGCGGGTCGTCGGCCACGTAGTAGCCACCCGCGGCCACTGCGAGCACGACGGCGTCCCGGGCGGCCTTCGAGTGCAGCCGCAGCCGCACCACGCCCGGCGCCCGCTCGCTGTCGTAGAGGGCGCCATCGGGGAGGGCGTCGGCCACGCAGCGGCGCACCGCAGCGATGTTGAGTCGGATCATGTTCCTTCTTTCTCCTGGTGGGATAGCTCGTCGACGATGACCATCCACTCGGGTGGTGGGGTGCGGCCCTTGTCGACGTAGAACTGCACCGCGGCGGCCAGCGCCGCCATGCGCCGCGGCTGGGTGATGTGCATCGACTTGGTCGCCCACACCTCGCTGCGCACCCCGGGTGGTAGCCAGTACCAGTCCGGGCGGCACGACAGCATGGCATCCGGCACGGTCTCGCCGCATCCGCCGGGGCAGGGGTGGCTCATTCGACACGGTCCGGGCCGGTGACCCACTCAAACCCGGCGTCGGTGATGGCGTCGTAGAGCCGGTTGTAGGCGGCGTCGGTGAGCCCTGTGGTGTTGCGCACGTCCTCGTCGTCGGGGTCGCCGCACTGAAGGGTCATCTCGACCCGCATCGGCCTGGTCATCGGCTCTCCCGCGCCTTGCGCTCGACGGCGAGCCGGGCGTGCACGGTGGCGGTCACCACATCGACCCGGTCGGCCACCTCCAGCGCGGCCTCGCTCACGCTGTAGCCAGCGCGGGTCAGGGTCAAAAGCGCTTCCTCCAGGAGCAGGTTGACGCGGGCGAACTCTTTCTGGAAGTCAGTCACGGCGCTCATCCTGCGGGGCTTCCTCCAACGGTGGGGGTCGTCGGTGACGGCGTATCCGAGGGCGGTCAGGGTGTAGGCGCGGAACCGGGACGGTGGCGGCTGCCCCGGCCTCCGCTTGTGGGCGGTTTTCGGCATGCGGGGCACCTTACCCACCGCAACTGCCGTTGCGTACCCGCCCCCGGGCGGTAGTAGCGTGCGCGGCGTGACTATGACCACGACCGAATCCGAGGCGGCCCCCGTGACCGGCAACCCGCGGCAACCCGACCCCCCGGTGCGGCTCAACCGGGCGCTCGTGCTCGCCCTCAAATGGGGCGCGAGCATCCTCACCACCGAGCAGCTCGCCGCCCGCATCGGCGTCGACAAGAGCTCGCTGTCCCGCGCGCTGCGCCCGGACAACCCGTCCGCGCCCTCGGTGCGGATGCTGCACGGGCTCGCCGTGCTGTTCCCGCTCGCCCCCTACTCGGAGCTGGTGGTGCTCGCCGACACCCCGGACACGGAGCTGGCCGCCGCGGTCGGGCTCACCGCGGCGCTCGTCGATGAGGGCTGGGAGCTGTCGGACAACCCGCCGACATGAAGATCGGAGAAGGACGGGCCCGAACGCCGTGACGCCCCCGGACCCGCCCTCTTTGCGTAACCGCTCCCACCACGGAGCTGGACCGCTACCCACCACAGACAGGGATGAGCGATGCCACGATACCGCACGGATCCGCTGGTCACACCGCTGGTCGCGGCCACAACTGTCGGTGCTCGGCGCGATAGTGACGGCGGACTGGACCGGACTCCCCGCGCCAACGCCCGCGCGGCGCGGGGACGCCCGGCCCGTCCAGCACATCACGGCTCGCGTCGTGGCACCGGACGGATGGCGGCGTAGATATGGGCGATCACGACTACTGGGCGGCACCCACCGGCTGGCCCTGGCCCGACGGCTTCCCGCGCTCCCACCCGGGGGTGTGGGACAAGGACGCGCTGGAGATCCTGCCCCCCGGCTGCGACCAAACCGACCCCGCGAGGTGGCGGGCGACACGGGTCACCGGGATCGGCGCGAGCGACGTCTCGGCGCTGCTCGGGCTCGGCCGCAAGGCGCGCATGGAGGTGTGGGAGGAGAAGCTCGGCCTCATCCCGGTGGTCGACTTCTTCGACGACGCCATGCCCAACGCCGAGGCCGCGTTCTGGGGAACCGAGCACGAACCGACCGTGCGCCGCGTCGCCGCCCGCCGCCTGGGGCTGCGCATCATCAAGCCGGGCACCTTCCGCTCGGTCCGCTGGCCGTGGCTGGTGGTCAACCCGGACGGCATCGTGCACACAATGGACGCGGCCGGACGGGTGACGTGGCCTGCGGCAGACGGGTACGGACTGCCCGAGGGCTACGAGGGCAAGACGTGCAACGAGTGGCTGGGCAGCGAGTGGTCCGACGGCCAGATGCCCGACCACGCGGAGCTGCAATGCCAGACCACGATGGCCGTGCTCGGCTTCGACGGGATGCACGTGGCCTGCCTGATCGGGGGGCAGCGGCTCGCGCTGCGCTACGTCGCCCGCGACGACGAACTGATCAAGGACATTGTCGAGGTCACCGAGGAGTTCTGGCGCGACTACGTGCTCACCGCGGACCGGCCGCCGCCCGACGGCGGCGCGGCGTGTGAGGCCTACCTGGTGCGCCGCTACCCGTACGCGCACGCGGGCACGCACGCGACGGCGGGCGACGACGCCGCGGAGTTCATCCGGGCCGCCAAGCGGCAGGAGGCCGCCGCACAGACCTACGTGAAGGCCGGATCCGAGGGCAAGAACCTGGCCCGGTCGCTGATCGCCGACCGCGAGGAGCTGCGCGACGCGGACGGGGATCCGGTCGCCACCTGGCGGCACACCGGCAAGCTGCGGCTGTCCGCCCTGCGCGCGGATCACCCGGACGAGACCGTGCCGTACCTGCGCAAGGAGGAGGTGTTCGACGAGGATGCCTTCGCCGAGGCCTTCCCGGAGCTGTTCACCGAGTACCGCACCCGCGTACTCCTGATCAAGAACTTCAAGACCACCACCACAGGAAGGGACCGGGCCGATGGCTGAGGAACTGCGCAGGCGTGTCCGCGAAGGCAGGCAAGGCAACCAGACGGGGGGAGGTGGCAACGGCACCGTGGCGGTAGAGGGCCCCACCAAGGCGCTGCTCGCGGCCGTGCGCGAGATGGAGCCGCAGTACGCCATCGCGATCGGCAACATCCGCGGCGCCACCGCCGACCAGCTCGTCCGCGATGCGACCACGCTGATCCGGCGCACCCCGAAGCTGGCCGAGTGCGCGCAGGCCACCGTGCTGGGCGGGTTGATGAACTTCGCGCAGCTTGGCCTGCGGGTCGCCACCCCGCTCGGGCACGGCTGGCTGATACCGATGTGGTCCACCCGCAACCGGCGGATGGAGGCCACCACGGTGATCGGCTACAAGGGCTACACGAAGCTCGCCTACAACGCCGGGGCGCTGCGCGACGTGCGGGCCCGCACGATCTGCATGGCCGACGAGTGGAGCGTGGAGTACGGCACCCGCGAGGAGATCGTGCACCGCCCGCAGTACAACCCGGAGCTTGGTGGGCGCGGGCGGCCGGTCGGCTACTACTGCGTGGTCAACATGGTCCGCGGCGGGCAGGTGTTCCACTTCCGCACCCATGAGGAGATGGAGGACCACCGCGACTCCTACGCGATGGCCCGCGAGTATGAGTGGATCAAAGGCAAGCGCGGCCCGGTCAAGCGCTACCCGGACGATCATCCGATGGCCGGGCGGCCGATCATCGTCGGCCCGTGGCGGGACTTCTTCGAGCCCATGGCGCACAAGACCGAGTGGCTGGCCTGCGCCAAGTATGTGCCGATGTCCGCGGATCTTGAGCTGGCGGTGGCCGGGGACTCGACGGTGCGGATGGATCTGAACCCGAGGAACCGGGACGCCATCGTCGGGGACCGCCCGGACGAGGTCACGGTGTGGGACAGCGACGCGGTGGTCGACGAGTCCGCGGTCGCCGAGGACGCCGAGCGGGAGACGATCAACGTCACGAAGGCCGCACCGCCGGAGGACGAGCGGGCGGATTCGACCCCGGCGGCGGAGGGCGCAGCCCCGGACGAGGAGGGTCCGGCCCCAAGCGCGGCTGCGGAGGACCCCCCAGCTTCCGCAGCCGCGCCGCAGCGTCAGGCGGTCATCCGCGAGTTCATGGCCGTCATGCACCAGTGCGGCACCGGTGGCGATGAGGCGTGTCTGGTTGTCGCGGCGGCGTTGGCGGGTGTTACACCCGTGCCGGGCTCGCTGAGCGGGTTCACCGACGAGCAACTCGTCGGCGCGGTGCTGCGGCTGCGGGAGATGCGCGCCGAGGGTGAGGAGGCGCGGCAGACCACCGTGCTCGCGTTGCTGCCCGCCGAGGACAGCCCGATCTGGGATCAGGTCGCGACCGCGCGCCGTGAGCACGAGGACGCCAAGCGACCCAGCGCCCGGCGGCGCAAGGCCGCCGAGAAGGAGGAGACATGACTGATCAGATCCCGGACCGGGACTGGGACAAGCTGACCGTCGAGGCCCGCTCGTTCGTCTGCATGCTGGCCGGGCTGCGCGAGGGCCGCACCGTGGAGGAGGCGGCCGAGCGGCTGGCCACCATCGTGGACGCGGTGATCACGCACACGACGGTGAACGACGACGGCAAGGTGTCGGGCCCGAAGGGTGCCCTCACGCTGACCTTGACGGTGGCGCCGAAAGATGACCGCGGATCGGTCATCACGGTGATCGAGAAGTTGGTCTCCAAGTACCCGGAGGATCGTGATCACGACGTGTATGTCGGCAAACACTCGACGCTGCACACCCGGCAGACCACCGAGGATGCGTTGTTCGCGGTGCAGGTGAGCGACGGCGTCGTGACGGAGATCGCGTACCCGCCGGATGCCGCCGCCGGGCCGGACAAGTAGGCCGCTCGTCCGGTGGGGGGCGCCGCTCGTCCCCGCCGGACGATTCTGGCCGATCGGAGGTTGGCGGTGGCGCGGACCCGCGGCATAGTGCCCCGGCAGGGGATACCCCCGCCCGGGGTCCCCCACCGGCTTGCGCGGGGTCCGCGCCCACCGGTGTAACCATCCGTATTTCTGCTGAACACGTGACGGCCGCCCGCACGTCACTTCTTCTGGTGGCCGTCCAGAAGGGCCGAACGTGTCCAAGACGGAGGCTAGCACGACGCGGATGGCCGTTGCGGTGAACGCCGCCGCCGGACGGCTTAACCCACATCCGTCTCGCCCACCGCTTCGGGCTAACGGGGGCGAATCGTGGTGACACGCCATGCGCGGATGCAACTAGACATGTGGCGCAAGGGGGGACATGAGGATACTCCGCCCCTAGCGCGCTTGATGTACCACACCATCCTGCTTGATGAGGCAATCAACAAAGCGGGGGTGGTGCGGATACCGGCCGATGAATGGGCGGCCGATTCCGGCATGACGCGGGAGGACGCCCGCCGCGCGCTGGACGAGCTGTGCAAGCGCCGCTTCGTGATCATCGACGGCATCGAGTTGTTGGTGCGGACCTACATCCGCAACGACAACGTGGCGATCCAGCCGAACGTGCTGCGCTCGGCGCTGCGCTCGGCGCTGCTGACCCGGTCCGCGCTGCTCAGACACGAGCTGGCGGTGGAGCTGTGGAAGCTGCCGCCGCCGCTGCCGCCGCGGATGACGACCCGCGGGCGGCTGTTCCACTACCCGGACCCGCACGTGTGCGCGGCCGAACTCGATCCCGGCTACACCCCGCCCGACGGGCCCGCGGGGAAGGGTTCGCTGAACCCTTCCGTGAACCCTTCAGAGAACCCTTCACCGAATCCTTCTACGGAAGGGTTCACGGAAGGGATCGTTGAAGGCCCGGGGGTGGGGGTGGGGGTGGGGGAGTCTGTTCCCCGTCTCTCAGATCTGGATAACTCATCTTTAGGGCGGGTCGCGCCTGCGCAGGCGCACGCGCCCGCGCACACACCCACGCACACGTGCACGCGCGAGGCCGCCCCCGCCCGCTCCTCCTCCAGGCCGGTTGAGCCGACGACCACCGGAGCCCGGTCCAACCTCCGGTCCGTCCCGAAGCCGCCGCCGCTGCCGTTCGAGCCCGAGCCCGACCCGGAGCGCGCCGCGCGCTCGGCCGCCGCGGTGGCCGCCGAGGCCGCGCTCGCCGAGGCGGAGCAGATCATGGCCGACGAGGTTCGATCGTGGGTGGTGCCGCCGGTCGGGCGCGAGCGCACCCGCTGGCAAGTGGCGGTCGCGGAGCTGCTCAGCGAGGGCGTCGCCCCGGCGCCGATCCGGGCCGGAATCCGCGCCTGCGCCGATAAAGGGTGCAGCCCGCACCTCCTGGCGTCGTTCACCTTCGGCGAGGCGAACAAAGGCACGCCGAGATCTCGGGCGGAGAAAGCGGTCGCGGCGACATTGTCGGGTCGCGCCGATGCGGCCGGTCCGGGGTTGGCGGAAATGCTCGCCAATGCCGGTGCCGATAATGCGCTGCCGCAGCCGCGGCCCCATCTGGCAATCGAGGAGCGATGATGCAGTTCTGTGAATGGTCCGAGGCTGCGATTCAGGATTTGGTCGCGTTGGTGTCGGCGTCGGATGGGCATCCGCGGGGCGCCCCGGATCGGGTGATCTGGCGGGCGGTGGCGAACAGCAACCGGTGGCGGGCGGACGAGGCGACGGCGGCGGTGGCGGAGATGGCCGGGCGGCATACCGGCGCGTTCGGGGCGCAGATCCTTCCGGGCGCGGTGGCCGAGGTGATCCGCGAGAACCGGAAGTTCCCGCGGGCGTTCGCCGACCAGCAGGCGGAGCTGGAGGCGGTGCGGGAGCCGGATGCCACGGCGGAGGTGCGGCTGGCCGCCATCGCGGAGTTCGTGGAGCTTCAGACGCGGCGGATGACGGTGCCGGAGCCGCACGATGACCCGCTGGTGGCCGAGCAGCGGGCGGGCTGGCGCAAGCCGAACTGGGCGGCGATCGACGGGTGCGCGGTGTGCGATGAGCGTGGGATCCGGCGGGATGTGCCGGATGTGGTGTGCTCACATCCGCAACGCAACCCAGGTTGTGATCCACAAGAGGAGCGAGTAGGGTCGGGCGCGCATACCACCACAGAGGAGGCCGACCATGAGCCGCCAACACCGTGACCCCGAACTTCCCTCGCGGGAACGCACCATCTCCGACCTGCGCGAGGCCGCCGACCTCGCGGCCCGCCAACACGGCCAGTTCGCCGCGCTCTGGGCCGCCATCGCCGACGCCGCCGAACAGACCCCCGTGGCCGCGCGCTGGGGCATCCCCGAGCCGCGGGTGCAGCGCGACGGCGAGGAAGAACTCCGCTGGGCCGCGGTGGTCACCCGGGCGCACGCGCTGGCCGTCGCCTACGTGCGCGACTACGCCGCGTCCATCGACCTGGACGCCGTGATCGCCCGGAGCGCGCGGTGACCGGCCCCGATCCGGGCGCCGCCCGGTACCTGCCGCGGGAGCTGGCCGGGGAGCTGCGCGGCATCCTGCACGGGGTGTCCGACCCGGACCTGCGGGCCCGGCTGGTCACCTGGGGGGAGACCTGCCACCAGTGGGGCACCGCGGAGGCCTACGAGCGCGGCTACCTCGACGGCGTCGCCGAGATGGACGCCCGGCTGCGGGAGATGAACCTGCTCGAACCGTCCCCGGCGCAGTCGTGGCCGGAGTTAGCCAACGGGACGCCGCTGGCCGTCGGGAGCGGGTCGTGAGCGCCCCGGTCACCGCCGAGGCGCTGAGCCTCGCCGACGCGCTCGCCACCGCGGCGCACCGGCTCCGCGGCCCGGTCGCCGAGGCGTGCGCGGCGCCCGCCCTCGATCTGGCCTGCGAACACCTCGTCGACCTGATCGCGGAGGACCCCGAGCTGCTGATGGCGCTCGCGCTGGTGCGGCGCACCCGCTACGGCTGCCCACCATGACCGACACCACGGACCGGGTCGACGTGGCGTGGCAGCTCGCCCGCCGCGCCCTGGAGTACGTGAAGAACCACCCCTGCACGGAGGAGACCGGTGTTCCCTGCCCCGACGAGGAGGACCTCCGCGAGGCGCTTGACGCGTTCTTCGTGTCCCGGCCGCCGTGAGCAAAGCCCGGCACCGCGCCGCGCCCCCGTTGTACCGCCGCCCCTGGCTGTGGGCGGTGCTGATCGTCGGCGTGGCGCTGGCGGCGTTCATCGCGTCCGGTCCGGCGCTGCTCACGCAGCCGCTCACGACCGTGCCGGTGCCGGACATCTCCGGGCCCGCGGCGCCCTCGGAGACGCTGATGACGCCGGGCACGAGCCCGGTGGTGTCGGTCGGCCCGGACACCGCCGCACCGCCCACCCCGGCCGCCCGGCGCACCGGGGGGAGGGCTACCGGGCCGCGAAGGCCCGCCACGGCGGCCACGAGCGCGCCTGTGCGGCGAACAAGGCCCCCCGCGCCGGTACCCACCAGACCCCCCGTGGTGAAGGCGCAGAGGGCAACTCAGGGCGTTTCCGCCCCCGCGGCGGCCCCGCGCCCCCCGTCGGCCCCCGCCCTGGCCCCTCAAACGGCCGCTGTAGGGCCCGTGGCGGCCCCGCAGGCGCCCGCGGGGGGCCGCCCGCGCAGCGACGCCCCGGCGCGCACACCGCGGGCGCCCACGGCGCCACCGGCGCCGCAGGAGTCCCCCACCGCAGCGACCACCACGACCGCTCCGCCAACCTGCACCTGCCCCACCACGACCGCGACCACCACCACGGAGACCGGAGACCCCAGTGACCACCCCTCACACCCCCAGCGCCCCAGTCAATCGCAGCGCTGAGCGCGCCGAACGCGCCGCGCAGATCACCAAGCAGCGCTGCAACTACTGCAAGGGGTTGATCGTCTGGGCGAAGACGGAGCCCAAGCACGACGCGGTGCCGATGCCGCTGGACTACGAGCCGGACGACGAGCACGGCAACGCGCTGCTCTGGCACCACGACACGTGGGGCCTGATCGTGTCCGTGCTCGGCACCAAGGGCGCCCGGCAGGCGTCCGTGGCGGAGGGTCACCGGCTGCGCCTGCACCACCGGCTGAGCTGCCCGGACGCCGAGAAGTGGACGACCAGGCCCGCGACGACCCGCCCGAAGAAGACCTACACGCGGCGGAGCCGGGCGTGACCGAGCCGCTGCCGCTGGACCTGGACGGGCTCGACCTGTCCTGCCCGCCGCAGGTGATGACCCCGGGGCACCGCTGGGAATGGCGCTGCTGGGTGCCCGGGGTGCCCGCCCCGCAGGGCTCCAAGAACATGATCCCGGTCATGAAGGGCCCGCGGGGACACCAGGTGCCGACCGGGAAGTACCGGCTGGTCGAGTCCTCATCCAAGGCGCTCGGGCCGTGGCGCAAGCAGATCACCAAAATCGCCAAGCAGGCGTGGACGGTGGACCCGTGTGACGTGCCGGTGCTGATCGGCGCGATGTTCCTGCTCCCGGCGTGGACGACCGCCCGCGGGGGCGACTGGCCGGTCGGCTCCCGCACCGGCGACTGGAGCCACCTGCTGCGCGCCCTGGAGGACGCGCTGACCGACGCGAAGGTGTGGGTCGACGATCGGCTCGTGGTCGGCCCGCTGGGTTGGCCGGACTCCGGGAAGCGGTTCGCCCGGCCCGGCGAGGAGTCCGGCTGCGAGATCATCGTGCGGGCTGCGGTGCCGGTCCCCGACCAGTGGCGCGGCTTCCGCCCACCGGTGCGGCACAAGGCGCCGCGATGAACGACGAGGACGCGGCATATCGGGCCGTGACCGATCCGCGGGTGGCCGCGGTGCTCGACGTCATCGCGCCGAGCGCGGAGTGGAACGCCGACCTTCGCCTGCCGCTGTTCGAGTGGGGGCATGAGACGACGCCGACCGCCGCGGAGATGATCGACCTTGCCGAACGCATCGTCGCCGCGATCGACCGGGATGCACCCCTCACTTGATCTTCCGATTCGTCAACCCCGGCGGAGAATCGGACAGACCGGGCGGGCAACCGAACCCCACGCGATACGTCCTACCGGGTGTCACCCATATAGCCCGGAGGCCACTGTGCGCCGAACCCTTCTCACCCTCATCCTGCTCGCCCTGACCGCCGCGCTCATGGTGGTTGCGATCCCGGCCGCATCGGCGGCTACGTGCATCGGCGGTTGGGGTTCACTGCCTCGCGATGCGATGGGCTCCTCCGCCGCGCCCGTGCTCGATGTGCGCGCCGGGCCGAGCCCCTGCTACGACCGCGTCGTGATCGACCTTGGCGGGCCGATCCCCGGCGGCTACCACGCCGCCTACGTCGCGCAGGTGACCGGCATCGCGAGCGGACTGGTGGTGCCCACCCCCGGCGGCGCCCGCATCCAGCTCACCGTCCGCGACCCCGCCACCGGCACCCCGCCGCGCCCGTCCGTGGCCGGGTTCGCCACCCTGCGCTCGATCACCTACGCGGGCAGCTTCGAGGGCGTGACCAGCTTCGGTGTCGGCCTGCGGGCGCGGCTGCCGTTCCGGGTGTTCACCCTGCCGGGCCCTGGCACCCACTCGCGGCTCGTGCTGGACGTCGCGCACCACTGGTGAACCTTGTCGGTGCCCGCTGCTAGAACGGGCCCGTGATTGACCGCCAGGGCCGCGCCTTCTGCGACGGCGACCACCACCACGGGCAGCCGGTGCGCGCCATCGTGCAGATCACCGCGGCCGGGACCACCGTCCAATCGGCACTCCTGTGTGGACCGTGCACGGTCGACGCCGCGCAGGAGCACGCCCAGCAGATCTGCGACGCCGTGGAGAACCCGGCCGGGCGCGTGATGGGTGGCACCATCTCGATCTCCCCGATCCCGCAGGTGCCGTGATGGCGTGGCGGCTGCTGCTCGGCGGCACCCGACACGGCCAGCAGATCGACACCGACGAGACCACTGCTCTGACGATCCCGCGGCGCGACGAGGACACACTGCCGGTGGAGTACGCGCTGGAGCACTACCGGGCGATCACCATCGCGGCGGTGGCCGAGCATCCCGGAGTCAAGGGCGTGGCGGTGGTGTCCTACTACACGATCTTCGCGTGCGGGCTGATGCCGACGTTCGAGGAGATCCGGGCGGCGGGCCCGCGGGTCACCGCACTGGGCCCGCCGGACCGGACCTCCCGCAACGCCACCGCGGAGGAGCTGCCGCCGCTGTGGGCGCTGGACGAGGAGCCCGGCCCGGCGTGGTTCGTGGACAGCGTGACCGGCGACTTCGGGCCGCCGGATGACACGCCTTAGACCGGGGTCTCGACCAGGGCGCGGGTGCTGCCCCCGTGGGCGGTGATCTGTTGCCGATCGGTGCGCGTGTAGCCGCGCTGGGACAGGCCGTGCCCGATGCCCGGCAGGTGCCCGGCCCCCCAGATGGCGACCACGTCGCCGGTGGTGTCGTCGAGAGCGGCCAGCGCCATCGTGTTGCGCATGCCCAGGATCACGGCCTCGTTCGGGTCGCGGCGCCTGGTGATCCGCAGGAGGCGCCGCCCCATCGGGCTGGTCATCACCCGGGCCGCGCGGCGCAGGAACGTCGTCGCCCACGGCGGCGCCGAGGCGTCGTTCAGGTCGGTCTGTAGCCGGTCGACGTCGTCGAACAGGCGCAGCAGCCGGTCCCGGTTGGGCAGGGCGCGCAGGAACGTGAGCGCGTCGAGATCGGTGTTGACCCAGCCGTCGTGGTGGCCGGGGATGCGTTGCACGGTCAGCCCGAGCAGGTCGGCCAGCCAGGCGTAGGCCGGGGCGGTGTGCAGCTTCGCGAGCGCGGCGGCCTCGTCGGGGGTCATGGCCGTGTCCGGCGGGGGCTGCTGGATGCCTTCGTGGTGGACTGCGGCGCCGCGGCGTTCGAGGTCGCCGACGACGACGCCGATGCGGTCGTAGTAGCTCTGGTGGCCGATGTGGATGGTGCCGATGAGTGTGACGACGCGCCCGCTCGGGTGGCGCCAGGTCTCGATGGTGGTGTGCATACCCCGCAGCGTAGCCCCAATGCGCGCCGGGCGCGTAGGCCGGGTGGCGGCCCCGGGAGTCGAGCCCGGGGCCGCCGCGGATGCTACCGAGGCGCGAGCCGCTTCCGGCAGACCGGCCCGATCCCGTACTCGATGCTCTCCGGGTTGGTGAGCTCGGCGGCGCAGATCATGCACCGGCCGTTGATCCGGCCCCACTCGCGGGCCTGCTCCAGCGTCACCTGGTGCTCGGGGCGCAGGTCGCGGACGGCGCGCGGCGCGTAGTCGAACCGGCCCTCGGTGTTGAGAATCTTCGCGTAGGGCTTGTCGTTGCTCTTGCTGATCTGGACCTTGTAGACCCGCCCGTCGAGCAGGTAGTACCCGGCCTCGATGGCGGCGGCGGCGCGGGCCTGGGGGGCGGCGGCGGGCACCGCGGGGGCGTCGCCGGTCAGCCAGAAGTGCTTGCCGTCGGTGGCGAAGACACCCTCGTCGACCAGGCGGGTGGTCTCGCCGACCAGGTGCATGGAGTCGAACTGGCGCAGGTTGGCGAACAGTTCGACGGCCTTGACCAGGCCGAAGCTCTGCGCGAGGGCGATGATGGCGGCCCGCTCGGCGGGGCGGCAGTGCTTGAAGTGCGGCAGCCAGGGGGCGGGCTGGCCCTTGTCGAAGTCGGCGAGGTAGTCGCGGCCGGTGCGGTTCGAGCGGACCCGGGCGACCAGGGTGGAGCCGCAGTTGGGGCAGGCAAGGGGCGTGGTGGTGGCGGTGTGCGTCATACGACCAGCTTGCGCGCCCGGCGCGCACCCTGCAAGGGTGGTCGGGGAGGAACCTCAGCCCTCCTCGACCGGCACCGCTGCGCGCTGCGGCAGCCCCGGCCGTGACTCCTGGAACGCCGCGACCTGAT